CTCAGTAATTCCAACTCACAATGCCGTCATACCAGCAGCCGTTGGCGTAGACTTAGGCTGTGGGATGATGGCTGTAAAGACTTCATTAACAGCATCAGATTTACCTGATAACTTGGCAACACTTCGTTCACATATTGAAGAAATGATTCCTCATGGGCGCTCTAACAATGGGCGTGCAGGTGATGTAGGTAGTCGTCAGACTGCAAACAAAGATATTATGGATAAGTGGGCCAACCTGGCTGCACGCTACCATGCTATTATTGAGAAACATCCTAAAGCCAAAGCATTTAACACCTGGAACCAAATTGGAACATTAGGTGGCGGTAACCATTTTATTGAGGTATGTTTAGATGAAGACCAACAAGTGTGGATCATGTTACATTCAGGAAGCAGGGGAGCTGGTAACAAAATTGGAATGTACTTTATTGATAAAGCCAAAGAAGAAATGGAAAGATACCATATTCTTGACTCATTACCTGACAAAGACTTATCGTACCTTGTTGAACACACTGAGCTCTATGATGACTACATCGAAGCAGTAGAATGGGCACAAGAATTTGCAGAAATGAACCGTAAGACAATGATGGAAATCATTATTAAAATTATGGTTAAACGATTCAAAGGATTCAGTATCTTAGATACTGCTATTAACTGTCATCACAATTATATTGCTAAGGAGAACCATTATGGAGAGAATATTATTATCACTCGCAAGGGTGCTATTCGCGCCCGTAAAGGGGACCTCGGAATTATTCCTGGCTCTATGGGTGATAAGTCTTATATTGTTCGTGGGCTGGGGAATATTGAGTCTTTCTGCAGTTGTAGCCACGGCGCTGGTCGGGTAATGAGCCGGGCCAAGGCTAAGAAACTATTCACAGCTGAAGACCTAGCAGAACAAACCAAAGGTATTGAGTGCCCTAAAGATGCAGCCCGGGTTGATGAAATCCCTGCAGCATATAAACCAATTGAAGTAGTAATGGAAAACCAGAAAGACTTGGTTGAAGTTGTTGCTACATTACAACAAGTACTTAATATTAAAGGTTAACATAATGAAACCCGAACAATTAAAAGTTATTGCAGAAGGGATGGGGTATGAAACATTCTCTATAAGTGAAAACTATGTAACTGTGTGGAATGGTAAAGATATATACACTAGAAAATGGTATAAACCTCACACCACAAACAACGACCAAATGGTTGAGATAATAGAGAGGCATATTATTCAATTGGAGCAGCTAGATTTTGGAATATGGAAAGCTCTTATAAGTTTAGAGCCTCAAAGTCATTTAGGCAAAACAATAAACGAAGCAGTATGCAGCGCAGCTTACGAGTATTTTAAAAATAAATAAATAATGCCCTGCCTCCGCAGGGTTTTACCCGTTTTGGGAGTATAGTTAAAGCTAAATACAAACGCTAATGTAGCACGTATCGAGCACTTATACTCCCACTTTAATTTAATAACGAGAATATTATGATTAACCAATGTAGCACTTGTAAATATACAGCTTTAACTAGTGAACAACATCCTTGCATAGACTGTAGAAGTGGGACCAAATGGGTGGTGGCAGAAAATACAAATATAAATTCTGGCCTGAATGGCTCTTATTATGAAGTCCTAATTAAACATCCAACTAAACCAGATAAAGAACCTTACTTAGCTGAGTGTAATGATATTACAGAAGCTTTAAACATGACCCCTCATGAGTATAACATCTTTAAGTCAGTATGGCGTAAAGCTGCAGCTCGTATGGGTAATGGTAAAACAGATAGTAAAGCACTGTACGATGCACAGAAATGTTTATTCGCTGCTCAACGTATGGTAAAAATAGAAGAACAAAATGGATAGCATTCGAGTTATAGACTTAGATGAAGGTCCAATCAAAGTCTTAATACCCTCATGGGTACACTGGATGGCTACTGATGAAAGTGGAGCATTGTGGTTTTTTCAATATAAACCTGAACTCATACGCAACCTTGCAGCATGGGCACCAAATAAAGGGCATGAACGATTTGCTGCATCCATCAGACCACCTAAAGATTATAAGCAAGAATTGTATACTTGGCGCTAAAGAGGATTAAGATAATTAGTACTATTACACAAAAAGAATTAAAAGAGTTGTTACACTATGACCCACTAACCGGAATATTTACATGGGCCTCTACTAGAAGAGGAAGAAAAGTCGGTAATACTGCAGGCTACCTTAATACGATTGGCTATATAATAATACAAATTAATGGTAAAAAGTACAAAGCACATAGACTTGCTTGGCTTTATGTCCACGGGTATTTACCAGAATTTATAGATCATGAAAATCATATTCGAGACAATAACTGGATTTTAAACTTACAAGATGCAACCAGAATAGAGAATGGCAAAAACCTATCTATATATAAGAATAACTCCAGTGGTGTAACTGGTGTTAACTGGCACAAGACAACCAACAAATGGCGGGCCTCAATAGGAATTAACAACAAAGATAAGCATCTTGGGCTTTTCACAGATAAATTTGAAGCAATCTGTACCAGAAAATCAGCAGATAACAAATATAATTTCCATGAAAACCATGGGAGATAAAATAACTAAAATATATACTTGGAAATAGTAATGAAGAAATCAGATACAGAATTATTCTCACAAGAGCCAACATTCCCTGAATCTAGCCGTATTGATATTATTGGACAGAATGGAAATGAAGGTTTACATTATAAACCCACAACCTTTGCTATACAGTCAATATTTTCATATGGTTGGGACTTTGTTGGATTTGATGATAAAGATGGCTTACGTGAAGTTTTTAAAACCGAAGCAAAAGCTAAAAAAGAACTAAAAGAAATACTTGAATTTACAAACGATGCTCCGGAGGACTGGCGTATTATCCCTTATAACCCTTATGAGGACGAAACCTTTGCCAGATTCTAAACCAGAATATAAAGAATTCTTTTGTAGTAAATGTCAAAAGTATAAAAAAGGCAGCTTGCTTGCATATAAACGTAAAAATCGTTCAGTATGTACTTCATGTACACTACCTATTAAAGAACAAGAACAATTAGGTATTTTAAGCCCTTATCAAAATGTAGAAAAAGGGCGAGCTTTAATAAAGCCTGTTGCTAATCCTTATAAAAAACCACTTACTAATTCTACATTACAAGCAATAACCGGAGAAACCCATGGCAGCAAGAAAACCTCTTAGACGCTTTAAGTTTACATATCAAACCGAATTCAGTTCAGATCATGATTATAAAAGAATTTTATATGCAACAACATCACAATCAGCCTGGACTAAATTTAATAACTATTGTGAAGAGCATAATATTAAACTTCACGATGCCTCACTAGAATTATTAGGATAACCCATGATTGAATATATTAACTCTTTAACCACTATTGCAGTAGGTACTTATTTTATAGCAGCATCAATTTGGGGGTACCCTCACATCAGCTTGTTTTTACAAGATAATGAAACTAGTGGAATGAAAACTATGCTAATCGCACTATGTGTAATAGGAGTAGTTATGTTTACCTCAGGTATACTAGATTTTATTGAAATAGCGGAAAAATTATAATGGAAATTACATTACATAATGCAGCAGCTGCAGTACGTGATATCATGCGAGCCAACCTGGTTGCTAATTTAATTGGCTCACCCGGCATTGGCAAAAGTGATATTATTAAGCAGGTTGCTGAAGAATTTGAATTAAAAGTTATTGATATTAGATTGGCTCAATGTGATCCAACTGATTTAAATGGTTTTCCTACTCTTAGTGAAGATCGTTCCCGGTGCCACTACGCTCCACCGATCACGTTCCCATTAGCAGATGATCCATTACCAATTAAAGAACCAGCAGTCTTAGACGAACTAGGGCGCACCATCAAGAAGCCTGTATATTATAAAGGTTGGTTACTCTTCTTAGATGAATTAACAAGTGCGCCTCCAATGGTGCAAGCTGCAGCATACAAAGTAATCCTTGATCGCCAAGTTGGTGAACATGATCTTCATGAAAAGGTTCGTATTGTAGCTGCAGGTAATAAAACAACAGATAAAGCTATTGTTCAACGTATGAGCACAGCTTTACAATCCCGGGTAATAACACTTGAAGTAATTATTGACCTGGATGAATGGTTAATCTGGGCAGAGAAAGCCGGTATTGATAAGCGTATTATGTCTTATATTCAATTCCGACCTGATATGTTACATAAATTTGATGCTAACCATAAAGACTTAACTTTCCCTTGTCCTCGTACATGGGAATTTGCTCATGGCTTACTGAAGATCTGGCGTGTAGTAACATTTCAGAATTTGATTGTATTAGCAGGAGCAGTCAGTAAAGGTGCTGCATCTGAGTTAATTGCATTCTGTCAAGTATATGATACTATACCTACACTTGAAAAGATGATAGCTGATCCACTTGGTGTACCAATTGATAATAGTAAAAAAGATCTCTTATTTGCTATTTGTTCATTAATTGGACAATCTTTTAATAAAGATAACAGCCAGGCATTGATCTCAGTTATGGAACGCTTACCAATTGAATTCCGAGTTACAGCATGTCAAAACATTCTACGACGGGATCGTACTTTACAACGTGAGCCAAATTTAAAGACTTGGATCCGCGATAACTCTTCTGAATTATATTAAGGACCTGCCATGTTACCTCAAGATAGAGCACTTGATCGTACTAAGATAGCTTTAATGACCTCTGAGTCTGCTTTCTTAGTTGCAATGGCTCTAAGTCTACATCATCATTTTGATGAGAGCGAAGAGACAGCATGCACTAATGGGGTATATGTTAAGTATAACCCAGACTTCTTCCTTAGTTTGCCTGAGAAGCAACGACTTACTCTGATGGTACACGAAGTATGGCATGTAGCTCTACTTCATAACTATAGAGGTAAAGGGAAGGACCACGAGAAGTATAACAGAGCAGCAGATTATACAAATAATCAACTTTTAAAAGACGCTGGCTTTGAACCTATACCTGGTTGGTTACAGGATGATAAATATAAAGATATGAGTACTAATCAAATCTATAATTTATTACCTGATGAACCACCAAAAAATAATCCTATGGGAGGAGATATAGTAGCTCCCCCTGGAGGTACAGAATCAGGACTTGCAGATGCAAAAGCTAAAGTTGAGCAACAAATCATTCAAGCACAAGTACAATCTGAATTAGCTGGGGATGCGCCCGGGTCTTTACCTGAGGAGCTGCAGCGTCAGATTAAAAAGTTATTGAATCCTGCATTACCATGGGAAGCAATCCTTGGTAGATTTATGCAAGATCAAGCCAAGAATGATTACTCATGGGCCAGACCAAATAAGCGGTTTATGCCTGATTTCTATATGCCATCATTACATTCAGAACGATTAGAACATTTAACATTTGCCATTGATACTAGTGGCTCTGTTACAGATGACGACATGGTCGCAATGTTAACTGAGATTAATTATATCAAAGAAGTTATGCAGCCTAATCGCATGACTATACTTGATTGTGACACTATTATACATAATGTATATGATGTTACAGATAGTGATGATATATTAGAATTAGAATTCACTGGAGGAGGAGGCACTAAATGTGCTCCTGTCATTGAATTCTGTGAAAAGCAGCATACAACAGCGTTGGTGTACTTCACTGATTTATATATGCGTGAGTACCCACATCCCATTACATTTCCATTATTATGGATCGTATACAACAATCCCAATAGAACGAAAGTTAATATTGGGGAAATAACACATTATGATATTAAAGGTTCCAAATGAGTACAGATACAACAGAAATAAAAGAACATTATGAATTACAAGTACAACTCCATGCTTCTATTGAGCTATGCAAAGAATGCTATGCAGCTCAGATATTAAATGGAAAACTACTTTGTACTCATGATGATCCTACACCAATTAACTGCAATGTGCTAAAGGTACATGGAGCCTTCTAATGGAATCAGGGCAAGCTAAAGATATACTGGATAAGTTACTCCATGATCTATATGAAGTACCTTTACATGGTGTCTATAATAATATAGCACTTATTGTCCAAGAAAACGCAGAAGTAATCCTTAATATACGAAATGACGATGTTGTACGTTATGTACGATTTGAAAGTGGCATCTATTATAGCACCAACTTACCAAGCTATAAGGATAGAAAATCAATCCTATATGATACACAAATACCTAATCGCAATATGACTATGCATGAGTCAATACGTGAACCACTAATGGTAGAAATACATGAGCGTACAGAACTCGAGCAAGAACAAAAAGCATGCGCCTATTACTTACGTACTTTATTAAATCAATGTAATTCATTACGTGATGTGCAAGCCCTCCTTCCGGGGGCTATCTGGAATCTTCTAGGTATAACAATAAAAACTGAGAGTATAGGCCCATTAAGCTATACCTCTGAAAATTTTGATAAAATCAAAGCAGAGCATGCCGAAGATGCTGCAATAATTAAAGAACGATTATTCTTAAACTTATTATTAAAAAAGGTATAATATGAAACTTGGTATATTAGCTCAAGAGACTTTAGCAAACATACATGGATCACCTACTCCTATACATATTGATGATTTATTAGAAAAATCTGAACTCACTAAACATAGTCGTAGACTTAATGCAGTAGTATTGGAATTAGAATCTCGAGGATTAATCTACTTGGTTTTAAATCCAGATAGTATTACGCAGTATGGATGTGAATATGGTGTAAGGGGGTTACATGACAAAGAAAAATAAACAATGTGCCGTATGTAAAGGCCACTACGATGCTTCTATGCTCGTAGGAATTATGGATACTTATATCTGTGATGTGTGTGCCCAGGAAATGGATAGTATGATGCAAAAAGAGTTAGGTGAAGATTATAAGAAAGATTTACCTAAAACAACTACTCGTCATATTGAAAATGATATACCTATCTTTACTGTATATTCTCCTATACACCCTATAATTGACCCTGAGCCAACAACTGCATAATGAATAATAATTATTCTTGGGCAACTACCTCACAAGGATATGTGAGTGTACAACATTTAGGTAAAGAGATAGGGCGAGCTTCTAGTATACAAGAAGCCTTAGCTATTGAAGAACAGCATAAATTGGAACGTACTAATGAAGCACATCATCTATTCGGCCAACGAAGACAACAAATACGAAATAGCGGTATTAATCAAAGAAAGCGCTTTTAAACATAAAGCCTTAGTAGAGCACTACTTTGATCCTCTAGCCAAACTAGGTATAAAGCCCGATAGTATGCTTGGATTAAGCTTAACTTACAATGCACAGAATAAAGCTCCTATATCATTAGTAAATGATAGCTTGGTAACTATTCTAAAAGCCTGTGAGAAATTAGGTATTACAACTTTATTAGTAGCAGATGCTACTTACTTTAAAAAGTTAACCGGTGAGCGTAAAGCTGAACCACACCACGGATACATTAAACCATGTACTATTACCCAAAAGGTAGAGGTATATGATGAAATTGAAAAAAAATATAAAACAATTAAAGAACCTTATAAGATAGATATTATCTTATCGGTAAATTATCAGGTACTATTTTATAAACCTGATATGCAAGATAAGTTAATTATGAGTTTAGAAACTCTAGCTAACCACACTCAAGGGACGCATGTAGATTTAGGTATAGACATCATTCATAGTGCTGAATATCCTAGTAGTCAAGAAGATATTGCATCGATATTGACTCGTCTACATGCCTATCCCGAACTAACATGTGATATTGAAGCTTTCTCTTTAATATTTAGTGAAGCAGGTATTGGAACTATCTCATTTGCCTGGGACCAACACAATGGTATTGCATTCCCAGTTGATTATACTGACCAAATAGGGTCAAGTATGATTGGACATCATGGAGCCCAATGGGATAATTATGAGATTAAAACTCTTTTACGTGAATTTTTTGAAACCTATAAAGGTAAATTAACTTATCATGGAGGTACCTATGACATTAAAGTTATCATTTATGAGCTTTTCATGGAAGACCTGCTTGATAATAAAGGGTTACTGGAAGGACTTGATGTTATGTATCGGTCTATCGACGATACAAAGCTCATTACTTACTTGGCTGTTAATAGTACTGCTGGCAATGTACTTGGCTTAAAACCAAACTCATTTGAGTATACTGGTAATTACGCCCAGGACGATATTAAGGATATCCGACGCATACCTTTAGATAAATTATTAAAATATAATCTTATTGATAGTTTAGCCACTTGGTATGTAAAAAATAAGAACTTACCAATCATGATAGCTGATCAACAACAGCCAATCTATGATGACATAATGATTCCAAGTATGAAACTTATTACTCATATGGAATTAACGGGCATGCCAATGGATCCAGATCACATTGAAGTAATGTGTAAAACATTAGTAGATGTGATCATGGCTCAAAAAAGCATACTACATGGGTCCCAACTTATTAAAGATTATGAGTGGGATCGCCAACGTGAAGCTTGTGTAATAGCTAATCTACTTCTAAAAAGGAAGATACGTCCTATAGAAGACTTCTACGAAAGGTTTAACCCAGCTTCAACCAAGCAAGTACAGGAACTCCTCTATGAGGATGACCAATTCAATCTACCTGTTATTGATAAAACAGATAGTGGTGCTCCGGCTGTAGGGGCTAAAACCTTAAAGAAACATCTAAACCATTTAATTCATAAACATAACCTAACTAAAGAGGAACTACAATAATGTGGGGCACGACAAAAGAACAAGTAACAGATTTAACTATTAAGTTAAACGCTATAACACTTAAGTATGAAAAAGTACTTAGTGATAATTTAACTAGAGCTGAAGAAGAAGTCGTATCTATTGCACTGAATGCTGATAAAATTACTTCTTTAGAAGAAACTAAAAAAGGTTTAGAGCAAGACATCCTGGACCTTAAAGAAGAAAAACGCCGTGAAACTATCAATATTGAACATGCTACTAAGATTATTTTAGAAAAAAATGAAATTGAATTTGCAAAAAAAGTAGCTGCAGTTAAAGAAGAAAAAGCTACTGAAATCGCTAAAGTTAAAGATGAATATCGAGATAAAATTGAAAAACAATTAGATGCTCGTGGTTCAGAAATGAAAGAAATGTATACTGATGTTCTTACTAAACTTACAAGTGTAACAGGTACTGTGCACACTCCTGCGGTACCTATTAAGGAGAGCTAAGATGGCTATATCACATATGCCACATACCCCATATGGGATGGCTGATGATCGCATGCGGGGGTATAGATCTCGTACTCCTGAACATGAAGAGTTTTTAAGGTATATTAGAAATGAAGGACCTTCTTTTTATAGATTCTTTCAGGAAGAATTTACTACTAGAGATTTTGAAAGACTATCGCCAAATAGCTTCTCTCATGTATTTGCTCATTTAAAAGACAAATACCATAGCAAGGAGGGTTATATGTATAATGAGCCCCTGATAGATTATCATAAGACCTCTGCTAAAAAAGTACCAAAAACGTGGCTTACAGAAATGCAGGCTGAAATTAAAGAATGGCTTAAAGATGTTAACACACTTATAGCTAAACCAGTATAACCAAGGAAAATAAATATGAGCTTAATGCTTCGTAAATCATGTCAAGAAGTGCTTGACAACTATGGGATCTCAGATCTCCATGCATCTATGGATACTTACTTAAAATTATCTATTGTTAGTGAATGTGGAAAACCATTCGTAACTATCCAGGGTGTTGAGTTTACTCGACAAATTCCAACTAAATTAGAAATTGATTATGCTACAGAGTTACTTGATAACTTCTTAGCTACACATATTGAGGACATTGCTACTTACCGTAGACGTAAAGCTATCTTTGATCGTCAACCTACTAAACCAGATGATGGTGATGATGCCGAATTCTTTTTACATGGACAAAGTCATGGTGATTATCGTAGTGATTTATATGTATCTTGGAAGACAGATTCATTTACTTACCAAGTTAATAAAAAAGACAAACTTCATTTTCATATTGTTGATGGTCTAACTAAGGAAACAGACATCACTAAAATGATTGCCGGCATGAAGAAACTCAAACATGACAAAAAACAAGTTACTGCTGCCAAGAAGTTTTTGAAAGGTTGGGTCAAGTATGACGAAGAACGTGTGTTCTTAGTTAAGTTAAAGTCTAAGCTATCATCTTGTAATATTTAATACCTGGAAGACGTATGAGTACCCCTAGATCAGAAATTATACAACAAGCCAAAATACTTAAAGCATTAATTGCATTAAGTGAAGCAGATATCATCTTAAATAACTTTGTTTATGCTTTCATGAACAAGACTATTGATAAGGGTGATTATGTTAAGTGGCTTCATGGTAATTTCAATTTAGGAGGTACTGTCTCCGGACGATTAAGTAGCTCTAAAGTAAATTTACAAAATCTACCCAGCTCAGGCTCTAAGTATGCAAAACTAGTAAAAACTGGTTTTGTTGCCCCTGAAGGGTGGATCCTATGTGGTGCTGATTTCTCTTCATTAGAAGATAAAATATCTGCACTTACAACTAAAGATCCAAACAAATTAAAGGTATACATGGGCCATGATGTGTATGAATTAAACATTAATGGTACTGTACATCAGATCCGAGATGATGCTATAATAGACTTCGATGGTAAACAATACACTGGAGAAGAATTTTATGATACCTATAGCACACTATGAAATACGTTATTTAATTAATAATAAAGGTGAAATATTTAACCTTGCAAATAATAAATATAAGAAATTAAGTAAACAATCTACTGGGTATCTAACTGTAGCTTTAGCTGATGGAAAAGGTAAACATAAAACCTATTCTGTACATATATTAGTAGCAAAACATTTTATACCTAATCCATATAATCATCCACTAGTTAATCATAAAGATGGAGATAAAACTAATCCTGACTGGGAAAATTTAGAATGGTGTGATTATGAATACAATGCACAACATGCATTGAGAACAGGGTTACGTCCTGGTTATATGTCAGCTAGTAATAAAGAACTTTATCTACAAGAAGTCTTGTCAGGTAAACAAGTCAAAGATATTGCAGAAGAAATCAACCGTAGACCAGAAACTTTACATAAAATGTTGCGTGAAACCGCTAAACGACTTAACTTACATGATGAATGGAAGTTAGTAATGAAAGAGAATCGTAAAAATGCAGCAATTCGCAACCTTGAAAAGATCAACAATTAGCATTCCTAAAGATGCTATAATAACAATTAAAAAGGTAGGACAAACAGATGGATATGATGGACACTGCCTCAGGGCATATTCGTATTTTCCTGATAAAATGTCAGGTATCGTGGATACTGTTTCGAGCATCAATTCCATCGAAACAAGATATCCTGAGTTACGCCAGGACTCTAAAGCACCGACATTTCTATTAACCTATCAAGGTACATACCATGGGTTAATGAATAATGTAGGCTTATCAAAAAAAGTAGCCCAGGCTATTGAAAAAGCCTACCATGAAATGTATGTTGTATCCGATGAATGGGTAGCAGATAAACTAAAACAAGCATCAAAAGATGGGTATGTCACTGTAGCCTTTGGCTTACGGGTAAGAACTCCTATCTTGAAACAAACTATACTAAACAACTCTAAGACTCCTTATGAAGCCCAGGCTGAAGGGAGAACTGCAGGTAACGCATTAGGACAATCATATGGACTTCTCAACAACCGCTCTGGTATCGATTTTCATCAGCGTCTTATGGATTCTGTTCATAAATTGGATATCAAACCTATAGCACACATCCATGATGCCCAATACTTCTTAGTAAGGAAGGATGTAGCTGTACTTAAATGGTTTAACGACAACTTAGTCGAAACTATGAAGTGGCAGAACCTTCCAGAGATACAACACCCTACAGTGAAGTTAGGTGGTAATGTAGAGGTATACTGGCCTAATTGGGCCACTAAAACTGTACTTCCAAATAACGCAAGTGAAGATGAAATAAGGAAACTATTCAAATGACAGAAAAACAAAAAGATGAATTAGAATTTTTACAGTGAGTATATACTACTATGGATTTTGGCCCAGCACATGAAGATGTAGTGGATGGCCTGAAAGATTACTATATATCAGATACTGGTAAGTCTATACCAGAAGGGTACTAATATGACTAAAATGAAATATTTAATGCCAGATATAGATAAGCATACCGCAGGTATCATCTATATCTCTATGATAGGCACATTGCTTATTGTGTTAACCCTACTACATAACATGCCTAAATAAAGAAGAACAAATGTCAGATAAAGATAATAAAACAGTCACATTACCTAAAATTGAAGAGGTAATGGATCCAATTGAAATACTAGTACGTGATTGGGTAACTAATCATGTCAAGAGTGAACTTGGAGAGGAGTATGGGGGATTGAATTTATCATTTAAAGACTTAGGAACATTAATTTTAAGTTGTTTCGATGAAGTTCAAGAAGTCATGTTAGAATCAATCATGCCGGAAGGTACAACAATACACTAGGCTTAATAACCTATAATAATGTAGGTGTCCTCCGGACACTCTTTTACGTTTAAGGAAAAGAATAAATGAGTTTTACTGAAAAATATATAAAAGAAAATCAAGCAATCGCTGCACAACAAGCAGAAGTATTAGGTGCGTTTGCTAAGGGTATTGCTACCCAAGTACGTGCTAAGGGATGTAATGAAGAATGGCGGGTATTAGAACACACCGATGTAAACTTGTATAAATATGAAATACGTATTAAGCCTGTACCTAAAGAAATATGGGTTAATATCTATACTAATAAGACGCCTGTTGTACACTATAGTGAAGACGCCGCCTATCAAGGACATCGCCGAGGGTACGATAAGGCACTTATAAGAACAGAACATTATTTACAGGTGTCTGATGACTAAAATATTAACAAACAACGCTAATGTACCATTATCTATGGCCTTATGGCTTGCAGATGATGATTACGATTATGATGATGATCCATATACAATTAGTGCTACAACTTTACTTAAGCCAATGAAAGCAATTGTATTGGCTCGTCAGAATTCTGACTTAGATAAAATTGGAGATATCCAATCTGTAGCTGCATCCCGAATTGGAACTGCAATGCATGATGCGATTGAAGCAACGTGGCGTAAACCTGATTTATCAGAACGACTACAGAAGATTGGGCTACCTAAGAATGTAGCAGATAAGATTATTGTAGACCCCTCACCAGAGCAAGTAAAAGCAGGGTGTATACCTGTTTATATGGAAAAACGCTCTTATAAACAAGTAGGTAAATATAAAGTATCCGGTAAGTTCGATATGATTATGAATGGTAAGCTTGAAGATTATAAATCTACAGGCACCTACACATATGAAAAAGGAACCAATAATACTAAATATCCTCAACAAGGATCTTTATATCGTTGGCTCAATCCTGAACTAATTACAGAAGACTTTATGGCGATATGCTTTTTCTTCACCAATTGGATGGCAGGAAAAACATATGATAGTAACTACCCTCAATTTAAAGTTATGGGTAAAGACTTCAACTTAGACACTATTGAAAATACTGAAGCATTTGTTGTTAAACAATTAGCTGAAATAGATCGCTTAATGCCGTTAGGACAAAGTGATATGCCTGTATGTACTCGTGAAGAGTTATGGCAAGGGCTAGGCGAATGGAAGTACTATAAGAAGAAGGGAGCAAAGCGTGCAACTAAAAACTTTACTAACCCAGGTGAAGCTAATGATCGACTAATTGCTGATGGCAGTGTAGGAGAGGTTATTCACTTCCCTGATAAACCAACTGGTTGTATTTATTGTGATGTTAATACTTTGTGTGAACAAGGTAAAGTTAATATTGCACTAATGCAAGCATCTAAAAAATAAGAGAGAAACTATGCCACCAATTTTTATTACCGCTATCGCATCAGGATTAGCGGCTTTGATACCAAAAGCGTTAACTGATGCTTATGATTACATTTTTAACGGTGAAGAAATTCAAGTTAAAAAGGTGCCTGATCGAACCGAATTAACTGATGAGCAAATAGCAACTGCTAATGGGCACTATCAGAGATACTTACTTCAAGAGGGTTCTTACAGATCTCAAAAAGAATTAACAGTATTTTTAAATTTAAAATTTAATACTGATAAATCAGTAGCACAGATGATGCGTATATGTAGGGGGAGTTAATGAAAGATTTTGCTACACTAAAACATTTTGAGCCTGCTGAAAAGCTCGTAGAAGTTTTAATGCAAAAGACTCAAAATAGCAATCCTAACTTTTTTAGAATATCTGTAGCGTATTATTTTGCTAAAGTAGCAAGTATGATGCGTTGCGACATCGACACCCATGATCGGGGGCTGATCCCAGTCAGCTTGTATGCAATGAACTTGGCAAGTTCTGGTCATGGTAAAGGTCACTCAACTAATATCATTGAGGACCAGGTAGTCTTACCCTTCCGTGAAAAGTTTTTAAATGAAACATTTCCAATTGTCTCCGCTAAGCATATTGCTCGGTTAGCACTTAAACGTGCTGCTAAGTACCAGCTTGACGATGATGAGATGTTGGAGAAGTTGAATAAAGAATTTGAAGGTATGGGTACATTAGCATTCTCTTTTGACAGTGGAACTACTGCAGCTATTAAGCAAATGCGACACAAACTGTTAATGGCGAATGCTGGTTCAGTCAATTTCGAGATGGACGAACTTGGCTCGAATCTACTAGGAAACGTGGAAGCATTAACCGTATTCCTAGAATTGTATGATGTAGGTAAAGTAAAACCTAAGTTAGTTAAAAACACGATGGAAAATAAGCGTGTGGAAGAAATCGAAGGACGAACTCCAACTAACTTACTCCTATATGGGACACCCGCCAAAGTATTAAATGGTGGGAAAGCTGAAGAAGAACTAATGGCCATGTTTGAAACTGGTTATGCACGACGTTGTTTCTTTGGCTTTGATCGTAGCCACAACTCCAAGATGGAATTATCTCCGCTTGAAATCTATGATATGACGACAAGCAAAGCTTCGTCTAAATATCTGGATGAACTTGCACAGAGACTTACCAAATTAGCAGATCCAGTTAACTTCAATATTAAGCTGGAAATGTCTAAAAAAGTAAGTTTACTGTTGATTGAGTATAAACTAAATTGTGAGAAACGCGCCAACGCTATGCGAGAACACGAAGATGTCAAGAAAGCGGAAATCTCACACCGTTATTACAAGGCTCTTAAGCTTGCCGGCGCATATGCATTTGTGGATGGAGCCAAAGGTATTACTGAAGATCACTTATATTGTGCAATTAAATTAGCGGAAGAGTCAGGAGAGGCTTTTTCCCAGCTATTAACCCGGGATCGAAACTACGTAAAGCTTGCGAAATATATTGCTGACGTTGATCGTGAAATTACCCAGGTTGATTTAGTTGAAGACCTACCTTTCTATAAGGGTAGTGAATCCCAGCGGCGAGATCTTATGTCATTGGCTGTAGCATGGGGCTACAAGCACAATATCATCATTAAGAAGTCTTATAGTGAAGGTATTGAGTTCCTAAAAGGGGAATCAATGGCTGAAACAGATCTCAGCAAAATGACACTGTCTTATAGTACCGATATTGCTATGGGCTATAAGGCAGATCATGCTCCATTCGATAGTTTACATAAAGTAACAAGTGCAGCTGGCCATCATTATACAGCGCACCATTTCAAAGAAGGCCATCGAATAAGCAACAAAGCTATCCCAGGCTTTAATATGGTTATGATTGATGTTGATGAGGGCATTAGCCTATCAGCAGCTCAATTATTATTAAGCGATTACAAATGTTTCTTTGCAACTACAAAGAAGCACACTGCAGCATTGAATCGTTTCCGAATCATATTCCCACTGACCCATGAAGTTAAATTGGGTCCAGAAGAATATGCTAAATTTATGGAAAATGTATTTGCTTGGTTACCTTTTAAGGTTGATCCAGCACCGAAAGATATTGCTCGTAAGTGGGAATCGTTTAAAGGCGAACACCATTATCAGGAAGGTAAGTTGTTAGACGCAATGTTATTCATTCCTGAAACTCGCAAGGAAGAACAACAAGCTAAGCGTATCCTGGACTCTCAATCTATGACGAATTTAGAACGCTGGTTTGCTTTAAATACATCAAATGGTAATAGATCAAACCAATTAGTTAAATATGCGTTAGCATTAGTAGACAATGGGTATGACATTGAGGGCGTTCGTCGTTCTGTAATGGACTTTAACTCCAAGTTGAAGGAAGGTCTACCTGAGGCAGAAATTAGTGCCACTATTATGATGACCGCATCGAGAGCTATTACTGTACGTGAAACAAATAAACAGTAAGGACGATTAATGTCAGATGTAATAAGTAATAAAAAAATCGTATTGGTTATGGGTAAGCCTACCACTGGTAAGACTACCTCATTAATGAATATGGCAGATCAAGACCGTATGGTCTATCTGAATACCGATTTGAAAGATTTGCCATTTAAGAGCAAATTCAAAGAAGTAGATATTGCTGACCCAAAAGTTGTATTAGCAGCTTTGGATCAAATTGAAGCAGCGGAAAATGTTGACGGTGGCGTGCTAGATACAATTACGTTCTTAATGAACCAATTTGAACGGCAATACGTTGCAAACCACAAAAACAGCAAAGGTGTCCTTGACACTATGGGCGGTTGGGGTGAGTATGCAAAATTTTATCATGCAGTAATGATGAAAATCAAAGCTGGAACGAAAAACTATGCTGTGATGGCACATGCTGCTGATGAAATGAATGAAAAAGACATGGTGCTTGAAACTAAAGTACCTGTCAAAGGTGCCGTAGGTAAGGTTGGTGTGGAAGCGGATTTCACAACAGTCATCTCTACCAAACGGATGAGCATTATTGCTCTCGAAGATTATGCAAATCCTTTATTAACCTTCTCAGATGATGAGTTGGAAGATGGATTTAAGTACGTATTCCAAACTCGTATTGATGCTAATACCATTGGTGAGAAAATGCGTTCTGCAATAGGTCTTTGGGATCGCAAAGAAATGTTCATTAATAATGATCTAAGCTTGGTTTTCCAACGCTTGAATGATTATTACGCGTAAGTAATTAGGGAAGGTAGTTTTAACAGAAGAACGCTGGCTAGGTAAATACCTGGCTTGATGCTGCGGGTATCGAATCCCGCCCTTCCCTCCATTTTAATCAATAAACAAGGAAATTAAATGCTTGATAATTTAAAATCTAATGATTCCATTGAACATGAAGGTGATTCATTAGGCGGTGGTTCTTATATCATTGCAACAGATACATATCGTTTGACTACTGATATGGCTTATTTTGATAAGTCTAAAAATGGTGCTACCAGCTTCAATGTAGTATTGAAAGGTAAGAATGGCGAAACTGTAAAACAAACCTGGTGGGTAGCAAGTGGTAATGCGAAAGGCAACAAAAACTTCTACACAGATAAGAATGGTAAAGATCATTACTTACCTGATTTCTCATCAGCTAACAACTTCTGTTTACTAGCGTGTGGTAAAGAAATTTCTGCACTTAAGACTGAAGAAAAGCAAATCATGTTATATGATTTCACTGAACGTAAAGAAGTACCTACTAAGAAAATGGTAGCTATGGACGTACTTCAAACAGAAACTATTGTTGCAGTTGAAAAGCAAATTGTTGATAAGACAGTAGATGATGGTTCAGGTAACTATTTACCTACTGGTGAAACTCGTGAACAGAACCAAATCATGAAGACTTTCAGTGTTAAAGATAAGCGTTCAGCTGCAGAAGTACGCGCTGAATTGCCTGCTGAAGAAGCTTCATTCCATGATGATTGGGTTGAAAAGAACAAAGGCACTGTAAACGATCTGTCTACAGGTGTTGCTGCTGGTGGTACCGAAGGTGCTCCTGGTGATGCAGACACAGCTGGTGGTGAAACCAAAAGCTTGTTCTAAATATTTAGGTAGCTCCTAATAGGTTTTGTAAGTTTTGCCTATAAATAAACTTACAACTAAAGGTTTTGCTGATTGTCCCATAAACAGTCAGTCGCGGTGGGTGCATATCTAAGGAGGGTACCTAGTGAGTGTAACTAGTGACTAACAGCCGCCAAATTCAAAGAGCATAAGGGCCGGAAACGCGACTGCAGAATAATAGCAAGCGAAACAATCTGGAATCCTTAATTTAGTACCCTATTCAAAGTTTTACTCCGCCTGATCCCAGCAGGTTATTGGTTAGGTTGACTTGCTCCCGGCAAGGTCTGGTTGATCCGGGATACATCACTAGAGTTATTAACAGCAACTGTTACGAAATAATAGTAGTCATATAACTTGTGTATTGAATGTGTAGTGTTAATTTCATACACCAGCGAGAGCATACTCACCCTGTTAAAACAAACCGTTTGCCACGTTAAGGCTTACGACTTCTTTTGATACGTGTAACAACGTGACAAAAAGGTTTTTGATATCTGTGCCTTAAACAGTTATTACGTTGGGTTTCGTCACAGCCTAAACGATGGTTATATTCGTAACCAAGTTAATAGTGCGGCTTCTGCGGCTGCATTGTTAATCTTAAAGTATACTTGCAACAATAGGCTATTAAAATTGCACCCCATTGGGAACTGTCAAAACAAGGTTTAAAGTCCCTGTAGTAGTTGTAAGTGTACTTTAACATTAACAAATAAGGAATACATATGTACGAAATGATTGCCTATATAGGCACAAAATTGATTAAAGCAACACCAATGACTCGGTTACACTATAATATTTTTCGTGGTTGGGATTTACCTGATGATGAGAATGGGGATGATAAAGGCTATTTAGTTGAATACACTGATGGTGGTGAACCAAATACAAATGATTATGATGGCTATGTTTCATGGTCACCAAAAGAGCAATTTGATAATGCTTATAAAAAAACAAATGGGTTACCTTTTGGTTTAGCAGTTGATGCAGCCAAATTAGGATTCCGTATTGCTCGTAATGGGTGGAATGGTACAGGTATGTTTGCTTTCTTTGTACCGTCAAGCGTATTTAAAGTTAATCGTGCACCTTTATTAGGTATATTTGATGAAGGTACCGAAATTAAATACCGTGCTCATATGGATCTCGTAGCTGCTGATGGTACCGTGGGTACTTGGTCACCTAGTAATAGTGATACTTTAGCAACTGATTGGTATATTGTGGAGTAATTATGGAAGATTATCAAAAACGAGTTATAAAAGAAAAAGAAGAGCTGGATAAAAAAATTGATAGCTTAACTTCTTTTTTAGATAAAGGTATGTTTGTTAAACTAACTAAAGATGATGTAGGGCTACTACGTACTCAACATTCAATTATGTTAGCTTATAGAACTACTTTAAAAATGCGTATAGCTAATTTTTATAAGGACTAATAATGACTATAAAAATACACTTTATTTCTGATTTACATTTAGGCCATAAAAAAATCTTGGAGTTTGGGGATCGCCCTCATGACTCATTGGAAGATATGCACATTGCTATGGTCGAACAGTGGAATACCAAAGTTCGTAAGAATAAGGATATCGTGTATATATTAGGTGATGTATGCCTAGACATAAATGAGCTTCATTGGCTCAATATGATGAATGGACAGAAACGACTTATTCTTGGTAATCATGATACATTTCATTATGATGTGTATCGTGAATACTTTAAAGAAGTATGGCATTTCCATAAAGCTTATAAAGGCTTAGTACTAACGCATATACCAGTACACCCTGGGGAATTACAAAACCGGGAAACCTGGAAGTACAATGTTCATGGGCATATCCATGATAAAAAATTAAATAACTTAGGTTCTAAATACCTTAATGTTAATGTAGACATTGTTGGTTACGCACCTCTTTCTTTAGATGAGGTACGTGAACGTATTGCGTTCAATGAGATACCTGGTAATTTATATAGATAAATAAAGAATGGTAAAGTAGTACGATAAGCCCCGCACATCACACTGTTGGGCAAGAAGGTGATGAAGCTCCACCTCTGGGTCATACCAGTATAAGTGCTAAGCTTCCGCGAATTTAATAAAAGGAAATAGTATGGATTATTCACGAACACTTTATTCAACAGATTCAAAAGGTAAGATTCGTCAATGGTCTATTAAAACATTTGGCCACACCTATATTGTACAACATGGTGTTAAAGGTGGAAAATTACAATCCAAAACCACACAATGTAAGCCTAAAAATATTGGCAAGTCTAATGAGACTACAGGTGTGGAGCAAGCAGTATTAGAGGCACAAGCAAAATGGACGTTCCAGGTTAATCGTGATGATTATCATTGGGATGTAAACAAGGCAAATCGCCAGATTCGTCCGATGTTAGCTATGGACTATTTAAAAGTTCCGCACCGAGTTGATTGGGAACAAGCCTTAGCACAACCAAAGTTAGATGGTGTACGCCTCACTTATGGTCGTAGATATCGAGATGAGTCTGGCCACGAGGCTATGACTCGTAAAGGAGAAACATATGTACTCCCTCATCTTACTAAACCAACAACTGAACTCTTGGCACTGGTTAATTCCTTATGTGGGAATAAGTGTCTCGCTTTAGATGGTGAAGCTTACATTCATGGTATGTCACTTCAACGTATTATGCGATTGGTTAAAAAAGTTAGACCTGGTGAATCAGAACATCTAAAGTATTATTTATTTGATCTAGTTATTCCTAGTATGGAATTTCATAATCGACATGAATTATTACGTCGTGCGTTAAAATTATATAATCAAAAAACCAATGTATTTAGTTTAGTTACTGTTACTAAAATTAGTAATGAAAGTATGATGAAACAAGTCCATGGGCTGTATACCACAGCTGGTTATGAAGGCTTAATGATACGTCATCGTGATTCTGAATATGGTATTGCTAAACGCTCTCCAGATTTATTTAAATATAAACATTTCATGGATGATGAAGCGAAGATCATTGATATATGGCAGGATACTAACTGGAATGCTATGTTAACCGTGGTCCAGAAAAATGGTAAAGAGTGTAAAGTAACACCTAAACGTACTCATGAAGAACGTAAACAGATGCTCCATGAACAAGATAAATATCTTGGTAAATGGATCACATGTAAGTTTCAAACCTATACTGATGATGGTAAGATGCAATTCCCAGTTGGATTAGCATTACGTAAATGCACTGATGAAGGTGTACCCATTGAGTAAAGTAGTTCATATGTACTATCATAGAGAAGTATTAGGTGTCCCACATTTCCCTAGAGCCTTATGTGGTAATGGTGAACCAATTCACCGACTTAAAACAACACGTAACTGGGCTCATGTAACATGTGATCAATGTAATAAATATAATAAATAGATTCCATCGCGGTCCTTTTAGGCCGGTGGTATAAGGCTTTAGCGGTTATCCTTAGAAGGGTGAGAGTCCTTGAACTGCACAAATTCAAATAAGAGAGGCAGTAATGAAACAACAAAAATTAGATTTTTTAGCTGATCTTGCTCTCCTATTAGATGAGCATAAAGTAGCTTTAGTTTCACGTAAAACGGGAAATTATACTGCGATTGGATTTCAATTCCGAGGCCCTATAGGTAAGACGCATCACCAAGTAACTTTAGAAACACCACGATGCCATATAACTCCTCATGATCTTCATGGGCTGTACCACTGGGTATCACTTAATGAAAATTAATAGGAAATAAAATGGAAGACAAACTAGAATTTCAACCTTGGCCTAAGATTGGCCGGGTAAGCCCATTCAGCGTTGTTATCAGCGAAAAGATTGATGGGACTAATGGATGCATTGTTATCCGTGATGGTGAATTAATTGCTACTCAATCACGTAAGCGTTTTATTATCGAAGGCGATGATAATTATGGCTTCGCTAAATGGGTTAATGAAAACCTTGAAGACATCTTAAAATTAGGTGAAGGTCACCACTATGGTGAATGGGCTGGACCAGGTATTCAAAAGAATCCTCACAGCCTGGCAGAACGTAAGTTCTTCCTGTTTAATACAGCAAGGTGGAACCCAGATAATCCAAATCGTCCTGATTGTTGTACCACAGTGCCTGTACTTTATGAAGGCACACTAGAACCAGAGACTATTCCTGGTGTAATGGAACAACTATTAAAAGACTCCCCTGCTCCTATGCGACCAGAAGGCGTTGTTTGTTTCTATAAATCTTTTAAGATGTATACAAAACATACCTTTAATAGTCCTAACGGTAAATGGTGTAAAGAATAATGTATTTTGATAACACAATGGATGGTATTGCTGAAGCTATCTCTAAAGAGTTGGCTCCAATTGAAGCATTAAGATTGATACGTACGATCTCTAACACACTCTATAAACATAGCAAAGGTTATGAGAATAAAGCTAATCGCTTGATGATTAATCGCTTCAATCGTATTCGTAAAGAAGCAGGCAAACCTGAAATCGAACAACACTGGCTCTAAACTTAGATTATGAGAAAATATATATTAAGTATACTTTTTAGTATACTACTAGTATTTCCACCATTTATACAAGCAGCTTCTCCAAAGATCAATATGGATGCTATAGATACGCTTAATTATACTATTAATCGAATTCCTTATAAATCAGATCCTGATCGCTGGGGACAAAATGATTATTGGGCTACTCCATTAGAATTTTATGTGGGTGATGGTGGTGATTGTGAAGACTATGCTATTGCAAAATACTTTGCTTTAATAGAACAAGGTATTCCATATCAAAATTTATTACTCACTGCAGGTGAATTGGATAGTGGTGGCCTGCATATGGTACTTCTTTTAACAACTGATCAGCCATATGTACTTGATAGTATGCATAATCATGTTATACCTTTAAGTGAGTTTACTGAATTCACTATAATGTATAGTTTTAATGAATCTGTATTAATTATTAATGATGATACTTATGATGTCAAACTTCTAACTAAGTGGCAAAACCTGTTATCTAAAATGAACTATAAGAATTTTTAATCTATGATATTACACTCCCCATTAAAAGTTTGGCGTGGTAAAACAAAGCCAACTAAAGCTAAGCAGTGGTTTATACTTAATCTAAATAATTATCGTAATGCTCATTTTTTGGTTCTAAACCGAACCAAGATTAATTATAAAGCTGCAATGGCAAACCAGATCCAACTACTACCGGTTATAAATTATCCAATTCATATTGAATATACTTTATATCCAGGCACTAAGCGTAAATGTGATGTAGGAAACATCATATCAGTTCATCAAAAGTATTTTGAAGACGCTCTTGTCGAGATGGGTCGTATTGAAGATGATGACTACACATTCGTACCTACTTATAGTGGTGCATTTGGTGGAGTTGATAAGGATAACCCTCGTGTAGAAATACACATAACCAAAAAGGAATAACCGTGAGTATTAAACTCGAATTAGATGCAAATAGCATCAAACAAGCAATATCAAACCATATTGCAGCACAAGGATTTAACTTAGAAGGCAAGAAAGTTGACGTTGCTTTAGTTAATGGCCGTGGTGGTAATGGTAACCGGGCTACAATAACTATCTCTGATAGTGATAACAAACCTCAGCCAGGTAAAGGTGTTTTACGTAAGGCTTCTGATAATACTGCTTCAGAAACTGTTGCAAAAGTTATAGCTGAAGTTCCTTCTGCTGTAGTAGAAGAAGAAATACTAGAAGAAGTGATTATATCAGATCTTGATCCTATTGTAGCTGCAGCAGAAGGAGCACTAAATTTAGATGCACCTGAATCAGATGTTATGCAAGATATCTTCCCAAAAACTAACCCTTCAGATGTGAAGGCACCTGAATCATTATTCTAAGGTAAAATATGTTTAAAAAATTAAAAGCTTTATGGCAGGCTATTGTAGCAGTAATAGTAGTCGCTATCGTTATTGTACTACTAACTGTTGCTGTACCTGTATTTATAGGTCTTGTATCTATTGCACTTTTAGCAATGGTAGGGTATGTGACGTACCAGGTTAATAAAGATAACCAACCTGATACATCAGCAACTTAGAGTACCACACTACCTAATTCTATTGCAGAAACTTGCAATGCACTATCTGCTACACCTAAACCAGGTACTTGTAGTTTGCCCATGATACTAGTCCACAGTAAAGATGAATCATCAATACTTGCTAGATCGCCTACAGCATGCTCAAGAGCAAATAGTGCCATTGTATTAGCAGGATTCTCCTTTAACATACGGAAAATGATCTTCTGTATACGAAATAGAAACTTCGTAAACATTAATACACCAATATCATTTAAGTACTGTAATTCTGGACTTGTAGGTATATCGTAGTTAATAAAAGTTTCAATTACATCTAACAAAGCTTTTTGCTTTTGTTGGATAACGAAATCTTTCTTAGCATCACCAGTTAACTTCTTCTTAAGTACTTGCTTATCAAGTTTACGCATATGGTGTTGATACAATACAAACCGTGCAACAAAGTCACTCTTCTGAGTAAACTCTAATAACTTTTGATACACTTGTGTATCTTTAGTCATATAAGCTTGCTTATACACTTCAGTAGCAAGTGAAGAAGACTTTTCTGCTGCTTCACCTCTTTCAGCAAACCTTCCTGTTACACCTTGTACAAATCCAGCAGCTTGGCTACGGTAACTAAAGTCTTCTGCATGTACTTCAATATCTTCAACGATTGATTGAAATACACCTTCCTCTACTAATTCACGAACTGGATTAGCTTGTATACTATCAGTATAACTCTCAATCTGCTTCGTAAGATTCTTACGTGCAATCGCAGATAATCCCTGACTAATATCTAATTTATGTTGTAGGACTGCTCTCTTACGTACTTCTTCTTGATACTTGTTTAATGCTGTGTATGCTAACGCACTGTCTTTTGCTATGTACTTAGGATTAACACCTCGAACCATAAGAATTACATTGTTACTGAATATGTTATCCCAAAGAACAACTCCAGATTTTATTACAATATTATCTTTGGCTACACCAACGAATTCCATAACAGCTCGTTCAGTGGCTTTACCTATATTACTTGCTCCAGGCAATACTTTATCTAACTGATCAAATACTTTAATAGTATTACCGTATTCATCTCTTGCAAAAGGTACTTTAATATCAGTGAAGCTTAGCTTACGGTAACCAAAGATTAGATCTATTAGTTCTTCACGAACTATTATCTCATCATTACCCCAAATTTCCAGCATATCTTGCTTCATAGCGCCAGGCATCATAGCAAAGATCTCTCTATAACGCTCATTTGCTACTTTAGGCCCAATAGTAACGTAGGCACCTGGGTCTTTAGTATAATTCTTAGTATAATCATCTAAAGCCGTATTTAAAACCTGCTTATTAATATCAGCTGATTTCACCTTATCATGGATGCTTGCTTGCATTCTACCCAGGATAATGTCAAATTTGTTACTTTTATCTAACAACCCATTTTTAGTAGCTTCAGTCATCATGTACCGGTAAGAAGTTATATTACCAGCATCATCCACAATAGGAACCAAGACATTATTCTTTGGGTCTTTCTTGCGTGGTGTAGAATTTTTAAACTGATCTGCAATACCTGATGTCTGATTCTTAGCTATCTGGGTCATTTGAATTATACGATTTACATTAGATGGTTTAGTACCTTTTAACCGTAGTGCTTCCATGATGTCTGTACCTTTACCAACCATATTAGTTAGTGAAGTAATTGACTTCATATAAATATTCTTAGAAGCATACCGGTTTACATATAAAGCCATACTGGTTTTATTACTATCCGTCTTGTCTTTTGTTAGTCCTTCTTCTCTTTTGAAGCCTAACTTATTCATTTCCTTTATTGTTTTTTCGTTGTCTTCTCCGATACGAATCTCAATATTAGGGTTCGTTATCTCAGTCGTGTAGCCTTTAATGGCTTGCGACTTATTACCCTGGAAGAGTTGTTCTAATGACTCTTTCTTAAAGTTCTCGTGTGTTTCTAAAGTGTACAAGATCCCGTTTGCCGTTGGGTCACCCTTATACTCACGATCAATGACTGTAGCAGCCCGCAAATTGATTTCTTTATCTGTGTGTTGTATCGCACTCAGTGAAGCCAACTGGTCTATAAGAGCTTCTGCTTGGTTTAAATCACCCGTTGCAGCCACATCTAAATCTCTCATTTGAGCGATATTATAAGCATTCAACATTGGCTTATCTTCAATAGAAGAACCAGTTGCCATAATCCCACCCAGGTTCAAAGCTTGACGAATGTAGTAATTACCATTACCATCACCTTTAACCGCATTAAATTTACGTAATTGGGTCTGGATCTTATTCATCTCTGCAGTACGATAAGAAGCGCTTCTTAACAGCTTAGTTATCTCTCCTAAGGTGTACTTACCTTGAAGTACAGCTACATCTGTCTTAAGCAACGCTTGAGTGATAGAGTCGGCCTCTGCGTCTGTTAAGTCACCTATAAAGCTATCTTTAACTGCTTTACTGATTAACTCAGCTATATGGCGACGTTCTTGATCCACGTACATCTTACTCATACGCAATAACGTGTGCCATTGTGAGTTATCTGCAGTTATACCCTGTATCTCTTTAGCTAACTTAAGCAGGAAGTTCTGCTCTGTAACACGAAGTGCAGCTAAGACCTGCTTAATAGCGTGTAAGAAGGTCTTTCTACCTGTACTATTACGAAGTACAAAAGGTAGGTCTACAATAGACTTAATACTCTTTTCTAAGATATTACGATCAGTCTTTTGATCTAACCGCTTCTGGTATCTGTGAAGAGGAGCGTAAATTCGCTTATTAAGTAGTGCAATAGTTCGCTTATCAAGTGAACCAATAAACCCTAAACGCTCTCTGATAGACTCGTGGTAACGGCTGTTAGTCTCCACTAACTTATTAACCAGAATATCTAAAGCTTCATCTGCGCGTACATCATGTGTATTGTAGATTTTACCTTGTACGAAGTCCATAATAGCATTGAATAACTCCTTCAATCGGTCCCACACTGAACCAGAAGTTAGATCGCGTGTAGGCGTAGCCGGAATCGCGGCTAACTTCTTACGTATCTGAGCATTAGTCATACCAAATGCAACAAACTCTTGTAAAGAGTCCTTACCTGAAAAGATGTAGTCATAACGCTTCTTAGCAGCTATATAGTCATCTACTTTAGACAGAGCAGTATGCTCAGGCATAAAGTCTTCTATAGTTATTACTTTCTTGACTTGTGAACGAAGCCTTTCAATTTGTGTACGATACACAAAATCTGTCTGTAAAGCGAAGTCTGTAATATGATGAACCATTTCATGAACAAACACTTCTTGTGTAGATAATTGAGAAGTATTCTCAACAACATTCGAGTGTCCCGCTTGAATTTGAACAATACCATCAGTAATCTGTCCTAAAACTTCCTTACCTTTCTTGTTGACTCTCAACGATACCGGTGCAGCGTCCGCTTCACTAATTACCTTATTAACAATACCACCAAGCACTTCTCGTAATTGAGTAGTATGTTCAGCTGAATCTTTAACATCACCCTGGTAGTGATCACTTAAGTATTCAAAGTTACTTAGCGTATTATCAGCAGTTAATTGTGCTTCATACTCAGACTGGAATGTATTATAGTCAAACGCAGAGCTCTGTGAGCCTAGTGGGCGCTTCATACTATCACCCGCATCATTTATTAACTTATCAAACTCTTTATCTAATAAAGCCTCTATCTCCTGCTCAGCAGACAATTCTTGCTCTACTTCCACAGGAATATCAGACGAACCAATCATAGACATCTGGTTAGTTGCAGTTAATCGATTTTCAAAGAAATCTTTACGTTCTCGAGTTATATCAGTAACTAAGTCATTTTGTAGAGCCAGAGTTACGTCTAAAGTAGATGTACCTCTATCAATTGCATCCATATTAAAAGCATCAACAGCCTGTTCATATAACTTTGGATCACTATCCTTTAAATCTTTAAGTACCCGTAGTGTTGCCTTTTGTATCTCAGCTAAAATACTGTAGTCCTTATTAACATTAATAAATTGATTATTATATACTTCGGCACCAGGCACAGCTTCAGTAATACTCTTGATTATAGCATCATGTACATTCATAAGATTACCGGTTGGAATAGTACCAACCATAGTAACAGCATCAATCATCTGTGTTGTAACAGCTGAGGGAGCCACACCAGGCTCTTTAAATACATCTAAACTAACTGTACTTGTACTTCTAGTCTTCTTCTTATCACTGGCTCTATTATTAATAGGTGTAGCAAATGTAACTTGCGTAGTATCTGTATAAGCATCATAGTCACGTACTTTAGTAGTACCCATGATAACTAATCTATCAGCAAGTTTAGTAGACATAGGAGAATCAATAGCAGGTAGCAAATGTCGTAATGACTTATATATTTCAGATTCTTCAGCTGGAGATAATTTAACTCGCCCATTATTAGCAAAACCAATATCTACTGCCATTTCACCTTGAGCAATAATATACTTCTTCTTCTCCGCCTTTTCTATAGCGCTATTATATGCAGCTTGATGTGCAAAGAACATGACTTTAAATCCATTGTTCACTGCATCACCATACTTAGAAACTTCAGGTAATTGAGAAGATATAGCCCCACCAAGAGCTTTACCCATACTACGTCGCAGTGCTGTTAAAGCATTATCACGAGCCGTTTTAGGTAATACCCAGTCTTTACGATCCTTTATTTTAGGGTATGAGATGTTACCTTTTCTGTTAGATAACAATGACTGTAAATACCCTACATGTTTTTTAATCTTCTCTGCAGGCCGCTTCTTTGGATTACGTTTAACTTCTTCTATCTGGACCTGGATATCAGCATCATTACTTGCAGCCATCTTTAAGACTAATTCATTAATCTCTGCTTGAGTTTCAGCAGCCATAAGCTTACTGTACCAGTTTTCCATAGCTTCATCAGCCAATGCTTTAGAAATACTATTAATACCAGCACTATAGTTACTTGTCATTAAAGGAGTCTTGGATAACTTACGTCCAAACTTAGTTACATTACCTTCTTTATCAACCAAGTCTTCAAATAAATCTTGTAAGAAAGTCTGTACTTCATCAGGAAATTTTAAGTCGGCAATTTGCTTATTCCAAGATAAAGCCAATCGTTCATAAGAATCAATATTAGTAATGCCATTATACCAGTCACCAAAGTGTAAAGTCTTACCATCAGAAAATACTCCACCAGATGCTAAAAGTGCATCTATATCCTTATCCAGCATAGACTGTAACAAAGTAATAATAACACCATTAGTTATACCATCAGTCTCTAAACCAAGATTGGTATTAAACTCTTTTGTAATAACTCCATCAGTTACAGCATCTGTATAAGCAGCCAGTGCAATTAAGCCAGCCATGGAATGAGCCTTACCTTTACCCTTCTGAATAGCATTAGTTATAACACTACGACCAATTGCAGCCTCTTCTTCACTTTGTTTTGCATCAGACTGTACGTATTTAATAGTGGCCACAGCTTCCATGATGTCATTATCTGCAAGCATAGAATTAAAATCAGCATCAGTAGCAACTAAGTCTTGCTTATCAATGTCATAACCAAATGACTGAGCGATAGCTACACGTAAAATTTGTAATTGTTTTGTACCACCTGGTTTAATAGTTACGTTCCAGGCTTTAGGACCTACAAGCCAACGATGAATCTTACTTGATTGTACATTTAATCCATTACTCTTGATCATCATACGGAAGTTAGAGATAACAAACCAAGGGAAGTAAAATTTAGACTCTGGGCGTGGAGTAGCTGTCTTATGTTCTTGAGCCAAGCGAATATCACGTTCTATTGCGCGGTTCTTGCCTCTGGCGCCAATACGTTGTGTGACATGAAGACTATCGATATCATTCTCAAAACCTTCAATCTCTTTCCAAGTATCCTCACCTATGAATGAAAATAACTCGTAGTTATTATCATAATTCACATAAGCAACGTCTTGTAATTGTTTAACCGCTTCTTGTTGTTTAGCTGGTATGGATCTACGCTTTCTATTAACCTTAGTAGGAACTTCTTCTATTTTAGTAAAGCTAACATTGTTAAGTGCTGTACCTAATTTGAATACATGGTTTATAACACCATCACTTGAAGATACAATATCTAATGCACGCTGAGCAATTGTAACCGGGGCGTTATTTTGATCTGTACGCATACGAATAAATAGCGTAGGCTTCTTAGTCATAGTTTGAATTTGAGTAGTATCTTGAGTAGAGTACTCTCGTAAATCAGCAGAAGCCACTTCATTTTCTACCAAAATACCCATATGGATCATAGCAGACACAGCAGAAATACCTAAACTCATCTGCATCTTTTTAACAGATGTATCACTAATACCTTTAGCAGCCTTCATTCCAAGCAAACTAAAGATCTCAGCACCAATTCGTTCATTTAATGCTGTACGAGCTGTACCTACATCTGCAAGTAAAGCTTTGGCACCATCAGGAACATACTCTGTTTCACTTAAACTAAGGATACTACGGATAGCTGCATCATCATTAAATATAGATTGCTCACCTTCAGTACCTAACCAATTAAGAGATGCCACAGACATCGCTGCCATAAAGTTCTCATTTAGATACTTAACACCCTCAGTAGTTTCTTGTACAAAGTAACCAGACAAATCACCATAAGCGCCTTTTGAAGGATCTTTAGGATCATAAGTACCTTCTAAATTAGATTTATAAAGAGAGGTATTCTTAATAAAGCTATTCATCTTCAGTAAGGTTTCTCCCATTACTTCAGAGAACTTACCCATGGATTTTAAACCATCTTCCTGTAAAGGGGTTAGTTTTGGTAATGCAGTAGGACGATACCCACCTACAAAGCGAGAAAAGAAGTTAAAAACACCAGACAGTACTGTTCCTTCCTTAGAAGAAGGGACTAAATAATCTTTTAAAGTAGTTTTGATAAACCCGGGACGCTTAACACCAATACCATTGGCTACCAGGTCTTTAGCCAGTGAGCCTTCTGAGATGTTAGAATCAATGTATTCTTGTGCTTCTTTTAAGAAGGAAGTCTTAGGCACAATAATCTTAACTTCGTAGTCGAGATTTAACTCTTTACGTAATGTTTCGAGATTATGCTGTGTAGTCTGAGCCATAATACTCATGGCTTGAATGAATGCTTGTTTTTCAGAGAGCCCTTGATCTAATAACTGATCAAAGTTTTCTATTAGGGCAGCACCATCTACCTTACCTAATATTGAAGCGTTTTCGTAGATGCATGTCTTACTGCCCATATATGTATTCCTTAATAAATTGTTATAACTGTCTTACTTGTATTAGTCGAGATCTTTCTACAATACGATCTGCTGTAGTCGTAATTGTAACCGTAACAATGTAATTATCTAAATGTGTTCCCCCAGATAACCAAAAGGTTACTGAAGTATCTGTATCTGTGGCTTGAGCAGCAGGACGAGTAACACCATTATATTCTGTTATTCCATCATGGAGATTAATTCCAGAAGGTACAACAACAGAAACATCTGATATTAATTCACCTGCTTCTAAAAAATCTTCTTCACTACCTCCATTGGTAGTATTAGCAAAATCTGTCTTATAGTCCAAGATATCACTTGGATCTTTTGCTGGGTCTTCAGTATACATTATATACTCCTTATAAACCAATTATTTGGATACGTAATTCTTTAGCTATAACTTGAATACGCTCAATAGCTGCAGTAAATACTATAACTCCAGTCTGCCATGCAGAGGAAGCCCAGCTACTATTAGCATAGGCTCCATCTGCCCAACCGTCCCCAATGGACATTAAGCACCATCCCAAGGTGTAGCATTACCATCACCAACAACAGTAGCACCATTAATAGACTGTGTATTAGTATCCAGCTCTAATGCTTTAGTAAAGGTTAGTTGATCTGTTTTAACTTTTACAGCATCTGCTACAGTATCTAAAGTATCAATCAAGGCTTTTAAAGCACCTAATCCATCAGTAGCATTGCTTAAATCAGTTTGTATACCATCCACTACTGTATCCACTGTACCCAGGTTAGCAATAATAGTAGCAATTTCAGTATCAATATAACCAGCAATTGTAGCTAAAGTAGCAGGTAATGTTGTACCAGTATCTACAAGAATATCAGTTACATGCTCATGGATATCATCATATACAAAAGTTACATTACCACCTGAATTATCAATAATCTCAAATGCACCACGTACATTCATAGTACCACTACAAGTAGAAGCTACAATCAATTTACCAGTTCCAGAAATACTAAATAGGTTAGTTCCACCATTATTAAGATTACGTATCTCAAGACCATTTTGCCAATCAGAAATAGCAATAGCATGCGTTACAGCAGCAATACCACAATCTAAGATTGGTGTAGCAGCTCCTGCAATATTAGAACGACTATTTACAAGAGAAATATCACCACTAGTAAGTTGGTCTAACGTAATCGTACCAGAAAATGCACAATTTACGAAATGAGCTTCATCAACTTCTACATCACCTACCCCAGAATCCACAACATCAAAATGATCTGAACCCCCTGTTGTAGTGGCCTTACCTGTTAAAGGAGATGCATGGAAAATATGTGTACCTGCATAATCATGATTACCAAGAGTAACTGTATAACCAATACCATAAACATTTGAATTCTGAAAGTCACTTGATGGAGCAAATACCGAATCAGATGTCATATGGAAATCATGCAGGTTAAGCTCATCTGCTATTGTAATAGCATCAGCTAAAGTATCTACAGAATTATCAGCCACACCATTAACATGTATCTCAGTACCTGCTACACCATGAACAGTATCAACCCAAACTCGTCCATTTGCATAACCAACAGATTGTACTATTTGGGAAGTATATCGCATAACAGCTCTATCAATAAAGAATGTAGCACCGGTTAATCCAGAAGCTAATCCACGTATACGCACTTTATGAGTGGTGCTGGTCATAGCACTAGTAACTGTAAATACTGCTACACCATCTGGACTACCTGCTGTAGCGCCTATCATAGAACCGATTCCCTTCCATGATGTGGATACCCAGTCATATGCTTGGACTGCTATAACATCATCCTTACCTTCTAATCGACCGTTCATAGCAATACTGGTACCAATCTGACTATTACCAACATCAAATTGGTAATAGAAATCAATAACTCCACCTACATCACTAACCTCATGATAACCACCATCCAGGCTTTGTGCTGCCACATAAGTATTAACTTCTGAGCCTGTTGTAACTACAGCAGATTCAGGAGCTACAGAAGAAGCAGCTGCACCAGTAGGTAAATTAGATGTGATATTAACAACACGCTCTAATGAACGATTTTCTATACTGAAAGTACCAACAACTCGGCCTACAGCAGAAATAGCATCTACAGTACCGGTAGTAATTACAATTTGGTAATCAGCCCCTGGGGTATAAGCAGCATCAGCAGATAAGTCAATTAAGACATTATGCATACCTGTAATACCATCAAAATCAACTGTTAGGGTAATACCCGCAGTAATTTGAGTTAACGAATTATCTTTGTACACACTAATAACAGGGGTGCCTGCTAATGTTGTAGGTACTCTGGTAGAGTTACTACCTAAATCTACTGTTAAAAACTTTACGTTTAATGTCGCAAAGTCTTCTGTGAAATCGCCTATATAATTACTCATGGTGTACCCTCTTGATTATTTACATTCTTTCCAAATTTTATTTAAACCCTGGATCCGTTTAGTTAATGTTGCATATTCTTGTGCAGCATTAAAAGTAACTGTATCAGTATCTTCCTCAACAACTTCCCGGGTAATATTAATTTCACTAAGTGCAGCATACTGGATATCAGCTATTTCAGCTAATATCTTATTGTACTCTACACGCATAGCTTCTACTTCTTTCTTATTCAACCCTTTACGCATCTCTGCGGATAGAGTGGCTATATTCTCTTTCTTATTTACTGGTTTACCATCTTTATACTCAAAGAGGTCTTTAACCGTAATTGCTTTCTTAGGTTCTGCTTTAACTTCCGCTTTCGCCTCAACCTCCGGCTTCGCCTTTGGTTGCGCCTCAGCTAATGTAGTAATCTGTTGGATCGTAGCTTCAATAAGATTAACTTCATTCTCAATCTGAGTAATGAACTTAGGTGAATGCGTTTTAATATCTAACTTAGCCTTTTGACTGGCCAGGAAGTTATTTAATTTACTTAAAACTGTAGTTACTGCTTCAGTATCTCCTTTACGAATAGCAGTTTTGGCATTACTCATATGAGTTTCAACGCCTACAAACTTACTACCTTTGGACCCTTTTAGTACGTTGTCTGTAACATTATCAATATTACGAGCAACTACCACGGCCTCTTGGAAATCATTAAGATCTTCCACAACTTTAACTTCTTCTGGTGTTGCATTCTCTCTAAATGAAGAATCACTACCTAAACCACGCTTAACATCTACAGGAGACACAGTCGCACTATTTCGTACATGTGATGCTAAATTTTCTGCTGCTTCTTTAGCTTGCTCAGGAGAGGCATCTTTATTGGTTAAAGTATCAACTGTTTCTTTAACCGGTGTAGCACGACTCTCAATTACTTTATCATATAAGGTATTTAGATCAGTCTCATATTTAACTAATTTAGTAGTATCTACATTAACATCATCAGCGTATTGGTTAATAAACTCTTCAAACTTATCTAAATACTCATCTTGTTTTTCAACAGGAATATCTGAGAAAGGCACACGCTGTATCTCTTTAATACCTAACTCAGGCTTATTATTCTTTTTGGCTCGAGCTATGATCTTATCTGTTGTTCCTATACCTCTATCAACTAAAGATACTTTAGCTTTTGTAGCTACTTTATGAACTGTTTTACGAACCTTGTCAGCCCCTTTAGTGATATCTTTAACTGCACTCACAGTAGATGAAGGAACTGAAATAGCTCCACCAATTGCAGCACCAATAACACCAGCCACAGCTGCCTGTTTACCATCTATTTTAGAGATATCTTGTTTTACAGCCTGGCCTTCTAAGATCTCCTGGGCTGCTTCAGTCACACCTTCCACTGCGGTGGCTTTAACAACCTTTACAGGAGCTGTACCAGTTACCTTACTCAATTTACCTGCTATATCTTTAAGGCTCTTAGGGAGCTCTATACCAAGCTTACTACCTATATTAAGCACACTACGGAACCCTGTAGCAGCTCCAAAGGATACTTTAGCACCAATAGCATCTAAACCAACTGAGCCATAAACTAATAAGGCCATATAGGCCATTTCTTCTGGTTCTGCTGGGCGTTTATGCTCTTCTTCAAATTCTTTAGTACTAGCAGCCAACATGTCTGAGCCAATTGTTGCAATGGCAACTGGGGCATTCTTTGCTAATGCCACCATATGAGCAACTGAATCGACTAATAGCTCAGTAGCGGCGCCTGTATCTTGTGTAACAAGGTTCTTAATAGAAGCCAGAATTGTGCCTGTAGCCTCTCCATAATTACCTTCATCTATTTCTACTGCGGCACGTTCCACTTCATCGCGGACCCGGGCAACAGCCTTATCTTTACTTCCTTTATTTACCCACTTTTCTAACTGAGTAAATGGTTGAGTTAAAACCTCACGAATCTCTTCACGGGCTTCACCTTCTTTTAATCGTTTAAATGATCCCGTACCTTGAGAGGTACGTTGTTGATTAGGATCAGAGAATAACTCTTCTTCCTCAGTTAACTGAGTAGAGTCGAACTGTGCACGTACTTCATCAATCTGTGCAGAAGTATACGTACCAGGTGGCTGTGCAGCCATTTCTTTTAATTGTGCATTTAACTTAGAGCCAGCTTCTCTCTTATCATTAATAGTTTTGAAACGAGCTTTATCTTCAGTAGGTATAGTTGCATCATCGTATGCATCCGCCAGGTTCACTCCTAAACGAGCCGGCATGCCAATAGCAACATCAGCAACCTTACTGGTAAGGTTTAATCCAAGATTGGCAGCATAACCTAAAGGACTATCAACAGCTTCATCTGATAGAACCGCTTCGTCTTCACGTTGTACTTTAGCTTGATACTCTTGCTGAGCCAATTGGCGTAAATTAGCAACATCTGCATTGAGCGCAAGTTCAGCTTCACTAGGACCAAAAATACTATTTATTTTAGCTACACTACTTAATTGTTTATCAGCAATTTTCGAGTCTAAATTAGCTCGTTTAAACTCCGATAAAGCTTGTGGATTATATTGTGGCATTTATTACTTCGCTGCACGTTGTAGTTGCTCTAATAGTCTAGCACTTTCAGAGGTTTGTAAATTTTTAGTGAAAGTTGTACTTTCTTTAAGACGAGATAACTGTAGCTCTGTACTACGCTTAGCAAAATCACGCTTAGCTTTAGTAGCATTAGCAGCCATAGCTTTATACTTTGGATCAAAGGCTAAGTCTCTTAGTGTCTCTTTAAATGCAGTTTTACCTACAGTAGCATTACCCCATGCATCTCCATAAGTCTGGCCAGTAAGATCCATAGCCATAGCAAACATCCAAGGCTCAACTTTACGAGTACCTTCCTTGAATTTATCTCCTACTTTAATACCAACAGAGCCATTATCCGTAATACCATTTAGCTGGAATTCTTTAATTGAACCAGTTAGATCTGAGCCACCTGCTCCTGCTAACCAAGATGATTTAGGATAGTCTGTACGTGCTTTAGTATACACATCTTGGAAAGACATAGCATTACCCTCAGCATTGAGAGTATGAGAAATTGGGTTAGCTGCTAATACAGAATCACGTTCTGCTGTAGCTTGTTGTAATGCTGCATTACTAAGGATATCTAATTCTTTATCATGTTGATCAGCAGCTACTTGAGCTTCTGGAGACAAACTAGTACGCTCACTATATTGACTCTTTAAATCGTTAACACTTTGAGTAATCTGACCAGATGATGCACCTGCATCACGTAATTGCTGTGTTAAAGTAGCTACTTGCCCTTTAATACCTACAGCACCTTCCTGGCCTGGTATATTAGCTTGTGCAACCTGGTTAGGTAATTGTCCAATAAGTTTATTACGTACACGAGTCTCTTCTTCACGAAGTGCAGGAGTTTTGGCTTGGAGAGCTTTACTAATAGCAGTTGTATCAACGTCTGTACCAAATTGTTGTTTTATTGCATTTAGATCAAAATCACCTTCTCGGGCAGCAAAGTCTTCTTGTGAAGTGATGCCACGCAACTCATTAAGTACACTTTCTGTATTAGCTTTAGTTGCACGTTTTGTACGATCTTCTGCAGCACCTGAAAAGTTCTCAAAAGCTTTACTAAAGAGAGAGCCAGCACTCTTTAAAGAAGCAGCTCCGGCACTAGTTTCATCACCAGTTACATTAGTCCATTTTAATGTTGACATAATAACTCCTTAAATAGCTTTGCCAGATACTTGGCGTGGTTTCAAATATGACTGTAAATCAGACTGTAATGATGCTTGATCTGGTTGTGCTTGTCCAGGAGCGTATTGGCCACTAGTCTCCATACGAGAACGCTGGCGTGCTTCTTGCTCATTATTAATTAACTTAGCTTGGTTAGCTAAGTTCACATTAAAGGAGTCTTTTGCAAAGCCAAATTGCTCTTTACCTAATTTGAGAGCTTCTGCTCCTAAATAAGTATTAGCCACACCTTGGCCTACTTTGGCCCAGTCGCCAAAGGAGAATCCTTGGCCTCCGCCATCTTCGGCACCAGTAAAACCAGTGCTATCAGCACCATCATCATAAGCACCACTAGTATAAGATGGTACGCTATAACCTTGGTTAGCATATACAGGTTGCTGTTGTTGATCCCAAGCGTAACTTTGTGGTTGCTGTTGAGCATTAAATACACTAGGTTGCTGTGGGTTAAATGTATTGCCATAATTTATTGGCTGAAATACTTGATTCGCAGGTCTTGACATTATTCGTTCCTCTTGATTATATGTGTGATTATAGCATTTATTATATAGTAGGGCTAGAAGTACCCGGATATTCTTCTAATTCAGGTAATTCAAGCAATCTATCTACATATGTTTCTACTTGTGTTAATACAGCTACACCCGGGTTACCGGTATGCACCGTACGCTGATAAAAGTCTTGTGGAGTCTCATATGGATCCGTCTTCATAGCAGTGATGATACCTAATGGATCTATCCCTTGGGACCCATCCAATAAATCTCTAGCATTATCAAGGTCTTCCTGCCGTTCTTCTGCTGATTTGAGAAAATCTAGTTGTTCTTCTTCTAAAAGATCAGCTTGTATGGCTATATCCACATCTATTGCAGTAACCAAATTCATTAGTGTTTCTGCAGAAAAGAACCCTCCTTCACCACCAGAACCACCAAAGTAATATTGAGCATATAAATAGGCGGCAACTATAACAGCCTTATCAGTATCTGTTTCTGCTTGGAGTAGCAATTCTTCTAAAACTAAATTTAACGCATATTGAATAAGCATTTGTTTAGCTAATTCCCATAAAAAAGCAGAATAAGTAGTTGTTGCTCCCCATGAGTAATACAGCATTACTAAAGATACAACTTGCAAAACCACGGATACTAAACTATTAAATGCTCCAGTTTCATACCAATCAAGATACACACTATCTACAGCATACATTGTAAGAGATAAAGACTCATATAAAACAGTCTCTTTATCATGGTATGAGAAATCTTCTAATACATCTAGTGATAACGGAATACTAAAATTAGCCATTGTTGTTGGGTCTGAAGATATTTCAGTTGTAAATATCTTAAAGGTACCCGGTACAGTTTGGATACTAGTTAAAGAAAACAATCCCTGTACACGTAATTCAGTGTAGTTAGTAGCACTATATTGATACCGATAAATAATATAACTATTAACACCGCCTCCGGTTGTTACATTATTTGCATCAGTCGACCAGGCAGTATTGTCTAATACAGTTATAGTAGAATTATAAGTCCCTTCATCTCCGATAGAACCCTCAACATCAGTCTCATCTATCCAATTATATGATAGAACCGCTGTATATGTTTGCTCATCAATCTTAACAGTATTAATATCTTGCCCAGATGGATTAGCTTCGTACTCAGCTTTAGATATACCACCACTAAGGTAGAATTGATGAAACATAACATAAAGAGCTTTTAAGCTACTTTGAGAAGTATTATACAGATTAACAGCAAATAGAAAAAATGCATCTTCAATGAGAGCAATATCATCATTTTCTTCAATACTAGATATCACCTCATCATAATTAAGATTAACCTGGTTCATAATCTCTCTACTAGTAGTTGCAGCAACTTCACTATAACTAGGGCCAGTATCATCATTTGTACTATAGAATTCTTCTCTTAATGGTACAATAGGTAACATATCCTGGGTGAAAACTCCTGCGCCTGCAGATGAGTCTAAATCAGTATAAGTCCCAAGTCCTTTCTCATATGACCAGTTTAGAGTAACCCCTGAGTCAGAAACTAACTCATAAGTCACCATATAATAGTTACCAGTAAGATTATGTGCACTGGTAGTTAATTCTTCTTCTAATAAGGTAGGGACAGGAGGTTCACCAATATCTTCAGTTGTAGATAAAGATACATCATATGTTCCGTCAGCAGTTCCTGCTACATAACTATCATAAGTGTACCAATAGTCATCTGCCATTTGATAAGTATCATCAACTGAATCATAAGGATAGTTTGCATATAGCCAATCTTTAACCCAAAAATCAGATTCCATAACTGCTAAACTAGTACTAAGGATAGTAATTGCTTCTCCCTCAATACCTTCAATTATTGTTTCAATAGCATTAGCATCAATTGTTGTATAAGACATGGAAGCAGTTGGTAACCCATGGGTATAAGATGTCTTACCATAATCTAAATATTTATTTGCTGTGGCCATCGCCCCAGTTAATACAGCTTGTTGGATCCTGGCTACGATATCATCTTTCTCTCGCACAGCAGTAAGTACTGCTCTTTGTAAGGAATCTGGTATTACGTCATCAATTAAAGGAGCAGTAATAACTTGTACTCCATAAAATTCTTCATCTACAAATCCAAGTAGATTCCATATTGCAGCTACTTGTGGGTACCCTATACTTTTCCACGTTTCTTCTGTGTACCATCCACCCATTATCGCAGCAGATTCTACAAAAGCTTCTACTACAAAATCTTCAAGTTCATCAGGGATAATATCAAGGGGATCAGCGCAAGTTGGCATATTAGAGCTCTCTTAAGTGAAGATTGGTTAAAGCCAATTGGCTATCAAATTCAAGAAGCATTTTAATAAACTCAACCCGATTCATTTGGAACATTTTATATGACACCTTTTGGAGTAGCTCTATATGTCTATTACAAACAGGATCTCGTGGTGTGTAACGAAGTATAAGACCTAATTTATAAAGCTCATGAACTAATATCGCTTTAGCTTCCGGAGTCTCTGAATAAAGGACAACAACATTACCACGAATCTTACCTACTGGAACCATATATAAGAAGCCAATAGTTTTCTTATCAACCACAACGGCTAAAGCCAATCCAGTAGCTACCGCTTCCTTCATTAAATTTAACTGGTGAGTTATTTCTGACGCATGAAAAAAACCGGTAATGGAATCCATATACCGGCTACAATGCTCCTCTACCTGGTTATCTTCTATAGTAACCAAGTTATACGTGTAAGAGGAGTCTACATAATTGTTATACTCCATATTGCTCCTTATGCTGGAGGTGTGACATCCAACGTAACACCAACACCAAGCGCTGCTTTTGCTACTACTAACGAAATATCAACATCATCTAGTCCACCTGGGACTGATGCTGAAGTACCTAAAGCTGAACGATTAATAGCATATACATCACTAAATATTTTAGCCATCTTCTGTTCTGCATCACGAGCAAACCCATCTGTTTGTGCGACGATTAAGTCTTGACGTTTTTTAGCAGTACCACCAGTTGCATCAGTTGTTTCACTAAGTTCAGTCACAGTCTTCTGCGCTAATAATTCAGCTTGCTTATCCGCTTGAGGAGCCCCCAATACGAATTGGATAGCCTGTGTAAGAACAGCCTGCAGCATGCCAAGATATACAGTTGAGTAATCTTTAGCTGTAATACGATTGGCTTGATACTCTCGCAGAAGATGTAATTCTCCTGCTTGCATAAGCTTATCAAACGCACCAGAGCCATCAATGGCTCCAGTGGTTACATCTGTAATAGCAATAGCCATTATGCGTCCCGATCAATAGTGCCAGCAGCAGTTTGACGATCAGCTAATGCAGACATTTCTTTATTAGTAAGTGGAGGAAGAACAACAACATTAAATTCTTTAATAGATTTACCTTTCATAATCTTCTTTCCTGTAGTAGTTGTAGATGGTACGAAGATCTGACAACGTCGTTCACGTAAGTGATTAACGATAATTGCTGGAACATGCCAACCTTCTTCTGCATCAAAGTGTACATACTTCTTAACTGTACCAATAAGAGCATTAGACACAGAGAAGAACTCACCTGTCATAGACTTCTTATTTGGATTCATACATGTAGCTACAATACGTACAAGCTTATTAGCTTCTTTACGTTTACGTTGTGCTAATGCTTGTTTTGACTCAGGTTCTTTATATTCTACCTGGGGCAATGATAATTCTGGTTTTGCTTCTACTTCTTTGGAAGCATTTAATTCTTTGAACGCTGTTACTTTCGCTAATAGCGTAGCTTCACCAATGTTACCACTGAATGTGATACCTAAATCGGTTGCTTCTTTCTTTAATGTTACTAAATCTGTCATAATAATATCCTCTACCTTTTTATATGAGGTTGGTACCTCGTTTAATAATTAAAAATGGATGCCCCCATTATTGGGGACACCTATTTAGTTAGCCGTTATTCTTAATAACGAGCTGCTGAGTAAACTACAGCTAAACGCTCAGAGCGTAAGATCATAGTACCGTAGTACCACTTAATGCTGTAGAAACCAGTTTCACCATATGGATCACTTGCGTAAGACTCAGTAGAACCAGGCTTAGCATGCTTGATCTTAAACTTAACAGATTTACCGTCAGTTTGGAAACCAATAGTAGTAAATGAACCTTCACCAACAACTAACATTGGGAATACATCGTAATTACCACTTGTTGCAACATAACCTGCGTTAGTACCTTCAGCTGCACCAGCGCCTTCCCACTTCATCATCTCAGGAACAACAACGATACGGAATTGATCAACAGAACCGATCTCACCAGTAACAGTGTTAGTGCCTGCAGCGTACTGATGTACCGGTACGAATGCTGGCTCACTATGGAAATCAGTCATACGACGAATCGAAGGAATCATTTCAGAACCAATATACATAATACGAGCTGCATCGATAGTACGAGTATCAATCATGCGAGTACCAGTAATTACTTTGGTCTTCTTAGGTGTACGGTTATTATCAAGATCGATAGATAAACGAACGAAGTCTTCATAAGTAACTTCAGTGATACCAGAAGCAGTTACGCCTGTGATTTCAGAGATGTTGGTTGCAGCACCTGCGAAGCGAACTACGCCTGCACCTTGAAGTAAATCAATTTGTAATGCATCTTCAGTGATCTCATTCGCGCCCATTACAGACTCACGGATGATATGACCTTCTAATTCAGCATCTGAATCGAAATCGATAGCTTCTTGAGTGTATTCATCGAAGAAACCCATCTTAGTGATAGTACCTTCAATTTGTACACGAGTGAAACCAACACGGTTAACACGACCACCATTCTCAGATAAAGCCGGAAGCTTACCAGAAATAGTACCGATGTCTTTGCTTGAACCATAGATGTTACCAAGATCTTGCTTAACACGACCAGCTGAAATCAATAAAGCTGAAGTAGCTTCTGCAGGAGCAAAACGATAACCTAAGTCATACGCTAAACCATCTGTAGTATTAGCAATATCAGTGAAACGTAAATCTTCAGTTGCACCAACGATAGTCTGTTCAAGACCGCCAACGATTGCTAAGGCTTCAACCCATGCATTAATCTTAGTTTGAACATCAGTTACTGCAGCAGCAGGAGTAGAACCAGTACCAGCGAATACAATTTCTCCGCCTGTGCCAGCTTCAACTGCGCCATCATTATCAATACCAGGGCCAGAAACTACGATAGTAATATTCTGTTCACCATCAGCAGCAGTATTACCTGAAGCATCAATACCTTGGTCATTGACGTTACGGTCATCGAGCAATGGTAAGTAATGGTATTGCTTAATGGTTTTACCCATGTTCTTCGGCATAGCAATTACATCTGCTAATTGACCGAAATATGTTTCTTTCTTGGCTTCAATCAACGCTTTCTTGTTGAAATAGTCCGTACGTAGTTGACCACCACCGATATCTGAATCTGTACCGCCGGCTGGATCATTATAATTAATTGGCATAATTTATTACCTCACTGTTTATATATTGTTAGCATTATTGCTATTAAAATAAACCGTCAGTACCCATTTTTTCAAAGTCTTCATCTGACATACTTAATGGATCAAAGTCTGATTTAGCCTTCTTATTTTTAGTTACTGTTAGTTTAGTGGAACTTGCTGCTTTTTTACGCTTCTTTACTTTTGGATCAACAGGTTTAGCTGGCTTTTCACCTGAAGGATTCTGTTCCAATTGCTGAGCGTCTTCAAATCCGCCTGCTTCATGAATTGCATCACCTACATGTTTATATGCATCGATATCAGACATACCTTCGAGATTGCCTAATACACGTTCACGATTCATTACCTGGGTAATTTTATCGTAAATCCCTGTAGCCACATGATCATTAATGGTCTTGATAACTTCAGGGTTATTAACTAAAATCTGTTTACTCTTCGCGTCCCACTTGTTGCTAACAATATCAATAGTTTGTTCAAAAGAATCTGTGTCTCGTATATCATCGAGTATTCCATCCAAGTTAACTTCATTATCGCTTACAGTGTAAGTATCTTTCGTTTCGTATCCATGCTCTTGTTCTAAATCTAACTCAAGTGGGTTAGTACCGCTGTCCTTGAGTAATTTCGTTATTGCAGAAGGATCTTTCTTTTGAAGATCGATTAGATAGCTAAGGCTTTCCTCGTTCAACAAATCGTTGTTCTCTAACATCTTAATAAACTTTAGATTGGGCTTAATTGCAGCCATCTTTTTATTATAGTTAGCACCCATCTGCATGAGTTTTCTTATATCTTCTACAGAGTCAATCTGCATGTCCTTGCCATTTGCACGGAAAGGAGCCGTTATTTCTTTAACAAAGTCTTCAGCGCTATTAATCGCTGGTTCATCTTTGTCATCTTTATCTTTATCTTTGTCTTTGTCTTCGTCTGAAGCTTCATCGTCCTCAGAGCCGCCTTCACCATCTTCCGGCTTATCGCCTACAGCTGGCTTGTCGTCTTCTTCGTCTGAATCTGCATCTGGATCAGCATCATCGTCTGCATCAGCTTCGTCGCTATCATCTGATGTTGCATCATCAGCATCTGTAGATTCGTCATTTGCATCATCTTCTGTATTTAAGTCATCATCTTCCTGATTTTCATCAGGAGCGTCAGAACCCGCGTCCTCAGACGCAGATTCATCAAACATTGCAGCTATATCAGTATCTGATAATTTTGCGAAGTCTTCATCGGATAATTCCAATGGATCAATAGTACCCTCACTCATTATTCAGCAAGCCCTTCAACACGCATTAACTCAAGTTCTGCCTCGCTAGATGCAACTGCACCTTCAGCGGCTCGCCCTTGTTGTACAACAGCGTAGAAGTATTGGCGTAAACGACCAATAGCTAAAATATCTTTGTGCATCTCACTCTGATTATGCTCATCTGCCAATGCAGGAGAAGCTAATGCACCTACTAATCGAACTGCTTCATCTTCAAAGTAACCTTTTTCGATAATTTCTTTGAAGTCCTTGTTATCCACTAACCGATAAAATACTTTCATGCGGTCAATAGTAGCTTGGGCAGCTTCAATAGTTAATTCAATTTCTTGTACGTCATTTTCATTATTCATTTCGTGTGTCCTCTTAAAGAGATATAGTTTTAAAGTGTAGCTACTTTGGCCTATTAGACCTTAGTAACTGGTTGTGTGTCTGTATCAGGGTCTAGTATACTATCAAATGCTTTTAAATCCAAGTCCGAACCGCGTTTATGGTTCAATTTGTCCATTTCAAAGGCTTTATCTGCTCCAGATTCCTTTTCTAGGAAGGATTGGTCACCTAAATCAGCTTTAGTATTTAAGTCACGGGTCTTAGCTTGCTTAAGAGCTATGTCCGCTTCATTCTCTCGAGCCTTGAAGTTTTCATTCATAACCTGTGCTTCTAATAGTGAAATTTCTAACTCAGCCTTCTTAACTGCCATTGGATCTGGTTGTGGTACATAAGCTTCAATACGTTTAGCCAAATCAGGCATCTTACGTAGATTAGCAATGTCACTTAAGATCATCTTAGATAGTTCCGGGTCACCTTGTGGACCCATAGTTTGTAGCATAAAGGCCAATTCTTTGGCTTTTTCATTATCTGATTCAGCTGTAGATATAGTTAATGTAAGATCTAACCGGCCCTGTAAGTCATCTCGGCGTACAACTACGAAATCATCATTAGTTATACGGACTACTTCTTCATCATCCAGGAACTCGGCATTCATAGAAATAATCTTACGACCTATTTCCTTGATTCCCTGTGCTAAACGGCGAAGTATACCTAGTTCTCGCTTAGACGTAGCATCTAATGCACTACGTATCCCTGTAGCTGTATCACCCAGGGCTTGTCCTGATATACCACCATGGAAAGCTTTAACACCTGTTAGACTTTCAGCATCTGCATTAGTTGCATTTAAGATATACTCAGCACTACGAGGAATCTCAGGGTACTGGTGCATATGGAATGCAGACTTAGGATCAATACCCGGGTTATATTCATAATCTTGGCCACGCTCATACTTACGACGATTTACTACATCAAGTGCGCCTTTCATCGTGGCAATCTGACCATTAGCACTCCGACCCATAGTATCTAACATACCACGAGTTACAGCACCTACAATCTTTTGGTTTTCTTCTAATAGTTCACCATCTGGCTCACCATAGATTTCTTTACGTACCGGTAAGTAATGGGCAGCAACAAATGGTACCTTCTGATCTGGGAATGGATTCTCTTCCATTTGGATCATTACATCACCAACCCAGGTTGCAACGATAGCTTGTAAATTGCCATCGCCTTCTACATCCCTGTACCCCCAATATTCCTTTACACCAAACCGTTTACGGGCTTTATCACTAAAGTTAAAGTTCTCATCTTGCTTACTTTTACCAGTTACATCTGGATCCAATAGTGTAGATGCCCCTTCTACATTAATCTTATCTAAGTTTTTAAACTTACCTGTGGCTTTGAGCTCAGAGAGAGATGATTCATAACTATAAATCACAAATTGAGCTTTATCTAAATCCCCCTGGCATGAAGGGTCGATAATTAAATTCTTATAATCACATATTTCAACTGTAGGCTCATTTTGCAATGTAACCATATTAGTCTCTTCTTTCTGGCCCGTACGAACGCGTTCGACAGCACCACCTAGTTTCATACCCTCACGATGCAATTCCTGGTCCGCCGGCGTTAGCTTATCAAACTCGCTAGGATTCTCTGTCATAAGTTGATGATTTTCTTGGAATTTTTGTACAACACTCATACTTTCAGTTAATCGGTATTCATACACCGGTACTGTTTCAGTAATTTCTTCTTCATTAAAGGCCCAACCAATACGACAAATGACAGTACCTTCGTCAACTGCAGCACGTATATACTCATCAATGAAGTTAATCTTCTTAATTTTATGGTTAAACTGGCTATTTAGAACCAACCCATTCTGCTTAGCAGAGGTACGATCCTCAAATGTGACCGGAGCTGTATTAAATAAGTCATCAGTACTTAAGAAAGGTTCACTTAGGGCAGCATAGCGCCATTCAGCTTGTTTACGTATGACCTTTGGTACATAAGATGATCTACCTACACGTTTCTTAATACGAGCAGCACCAGTAACATTTAAGTTCTCGAGCCAACGCTGTACTTTAAGTACGTGGGTATCATGGGCTGGCTTAGCATCTTCTAAATCTTGTTTTAAATCACGAACTGTAGGTTCTTTCTCCCAATCTTGAAAAGGAGTAGTATCAGCCACATCTACGACATTTTCTTCAAAAATGCGTAAATCTTCTTTATCTTTTGGATCTAATAAACTCATATATTACCTTATTTCCTAATCTTTTATGGAATTTACAGTGTCTCCCAAATATATGGGGACTACCTGTGCTAAAAACTCTATGACCCTTTAATACGGTATCATAGAGCTCGAAAAACATTCTATATAGTTCTTTGGGCGTAGGCCCTATTGGAAAAGCAACTAAGTACCCTCCAATAGAACGATTATACGCGTATTTCATAGTATTAGTCAATAATATACCTACTACTGTGCTTTATGTGTAGACTTGATTATACCTAATAGAGTGGCATTACGCGCACTCTTTAGTTTAGAACGACGTTGTAACTTAATGAACGCCTTACACTTAGCTCTACGAATAGCTTCATTCTTTGGATCTGCTATTACAGGAGCCAAACAACCCCACTCATTATCTAATACCTTAAGATTAGCCGGTATTACTAACGGCTCAGGATAAGGTAATGGATTCGTTACGTAAGTAGTCCCACACCCACTAAGAAAAATAGTTAGGGTCAATAGGAGCGCTTTGAGTTTTAATTTCATTGTTGAGTCCTTTGTTAATTTCTTTAATGGCCTGCGCTTGCACCTTCCGGTTTTCAACCTCCAGTGCCAGCTTGTCCTTAGCTCGTCCAGCAACTTGTACTTGGAACATAGCGTATACGACAGCCAGGGCAAAACCCAGGGCAACCATGCCCCAAGTCTTTATTGTACTAAGTCCTGGAATACCCATTACTTATCACCTAACGATTTATTAGTAATAGCACGTAGTAATACATTACCTACAACCAATACAAATGATGTAATGCCATAAGCTTCGGCCCCTAATACTGGCTGTAGCAACGATATAGATGCTTCCGCAGCAATTAGTGCTCCTACAATGGTATTGAACCACATAGTTTTTGACTTAGGTGATCCTTTTATTGTGTCTTTTATATTAATCATATTATTTCCTTTTTAAATTATTAATTGAAAGTAAACTAAAGAGCAACCACTTCAGCATCGGTAAAGCTCCCTTTGTGGACAGTGAAGTTGTTGATGCCGCCGGTTTGCTGTGATATTCCGTTTAGGTGTCCTATGTCAAATTCTGAGGATAAAACTGCATCATCTGTATTTGAGTCCCCTGTGGCTTTAACGTCATTTATCCACCCATCCATCCCTAGCGCTGAATCCATCCTGAACTTTATAGTGTAAGTTGTTCCAGCTACGTGGGTGAGGCTTGGAGCTATTGAAGTGGTTGTCCCTGACACTGTTTTTCTTATAAAAAGTGATGCTCCTGCATAAATATCTAGCCAATTACTAGCGTCCGTGTATGAACCCATCAGAGCTGCATTTGTCTGCCCCTCCGCAGTAGGTGTCCAATCAAAACTAAACACACAATCATTAACAGGGATATAATCTGTAGGGTACGAGAGCTCATCCTTATTACGGGTTACAGCAGAGCCTTCTACAATTATTTCAGAGGTGGAGAAAGCCCCTTCTTCTAGTTGGTTTAGGATGAAGTAAACAACAGAGCCAGAAGTTGCGCCGAGCAGAGCTTGTTAGCGTGTGATTTACTGAGTGCTCACCACCGCCAACCCCTAATAATGTCTGTCCTGTTCCAGTTCCGCGTATAAAACCCTTCCATGAGTGAGCGTTAGTGTTTCCAACCGCACCACCTAAAACATAAAGCGCATCAACCGCGCCAGATGTATTATCTATTTTCAACACTAAATTATCAGTGCATACACCATCAAGACCCGCGCTGGCTAACTCAGCAGAATCAGTAACAACACCATACAAAGAAGCCCCATCTCCTCCTGATGCTGTAACCCCTGTAACACCGGCTGAATTAAACGCTGCTAGAGTACCCATAGCCACAGCCCCACTATCAGGATTAGCATTATAGTTAGTACATTTATTTGTTCTTGCCACTTCACCAAAATACCCAATAGGATTATACTTGCAGCTATCCTGCTTAAACTATAATCATACCAATCTGTTGTTGCGAAGTTGGTTAGTAGGCAAGTTGAATCAGGTAATTGTTGTATCAATAAATTATCAATTTTTCCTACAAATCCAGAGGCATGCCAGGCTAGTAACCCACCGACATTATCAGCGGAACCTGCTATAACCATTATACTATGTGTGCCTACTGTATTAATAGCAGGAGCAGGGACTGCACCACCTCTTAATTTTGCGTTGACAGCTCCACTGGTATATTCTGTGATATCAAATGTAATTAAATAAGGGTCACCAGTAACAATAGGAATTGTTAAAGTTGTGACAGACTGGTTTACAATCCATAACCATGCTGCTGCTGCGGTTGCATTTACTTCCCCATCAGATATAGTTACTCCAGAGCCTTTACTCCAAATAGTATCAGTGTCAAAATTAGAATTTACAAATCTATTCTCACTTATAGAAGCACCATTTGGTAATTCTCTGATTACAATATCATCAAAATAGAATTCTGAACCAATATCGCCAGTAGCATTAAAAAGTGCTAAATTAACACCAGTAAGAGCTGTTCCAGTAATACTAAATTCTTCCCACGTATCAAAGGCATCTGGGGTAACAGTAAAAATGTCACCACCAATATCAATTCTTACGAAAGCATTTGATCCAGTAGGTCTATAAACCTTACCTGAAACTTGATATGGTCTACCTACTGTTAGAATATTAGAGGCTAATTTACCTTCATAACCTGATGCTGCTATTCTTATAATTTTTAAACTTCCTCCACCAAAAGCATCCCATACACCTGCCGCCGATTGGCTACCATAAGTAACCCAACCATCAATATCAGTATTAAATGTACCATTGATTTCTACCTTTGGGCCTATTATTCCGGCTCCATGAGGTAACTGATAATCTTCCGAACCAGAATCAAAAACGTAATTTGTTACAACATCTTCTGCGCCTGATTGGTCGGTGAATTTTGTTGAGAGGATTTGACCATTGAAAAACTGAGAGGGTGCTGTACCAATACCAATGCAGCCAATCGTATTTATGACAACATCGTTGACTGTTGTACTACCTAATGATGCCTTAGTGTCACCATCTAATTTTAGTCCAATAGTTGAACCTGAACGATAAGCTATAACTTTATGTACCTTGCCATCCCTATGTGCTTCTGAATGAGCCCATTGTACGGTATCAGTTATCGTAGTTCTAAACACCAAGTAGCCAGATGGATTATTCGCCTGTAAAAAATTCTCATTAGTTGCGGCAATTGTATCTCCAAATAATGCTTCATCAATACCGGTGCTGGTACTAGAAAACTCAACCTCAACCTCAAAATCCCCAGTAAAAGTAATCGGTGTATCAAGTGTGCCATATTCAGTACCAGTAAAATTTAAAACCTTACGAGTATCTTCTAATGATATACCTTCTGCTTCAGTAACAACATTATCAGTTACAGTATTACCATTGGCTGTCATGAAGCATTTAACACCGTCTACGTTTGAGCCGTGGGATAGGGATTTCCAAGAAATACCACTGTATGATGATGTATCAGAAAACCCTGCTTGCACCCATAGAATTGAACTTGCAGTAGTTGTTGCTATGAACGTTAAAACGTAATCACCATTAGCAGATAAAGAAACGCTTTGAATTGTTGCGCCTCCACCATTAACAACGTTCCTTGCATACATTATAGGTGTACCACCAGTGGCAGAATCTCTAGTAACTCTAATTACATAAGGATGCCCAACTATAGTATCAATATTAATATAAGCTCTTGTTTGCGATACCCCATCACCTGTCATGGTAAAGCTGTAATCGCCAATATTTGAAATGGTGGAGTTATTGGCAACAGGAGAATAATACTCACCTTTAGCTAAATCATTACTACCAACCCCAACACCTGTGCTTACATACCCGTCAGGGATTGTGGGGTCACTTGCGCCATTCTTTATTTGAATCATCCCTTTCATAACCGTAATAGAACTGCCGTCTGTCGGCAATAAAATATCTAAGGTTAGACTCGTTGTCCCTGAATTTGAAAGTCTTGAAGCTGTCCATCTTTTAAAAGTATTAGAGTCATCAATAGTTATTGATGTGTTAGTTCCAATTCCACCATCAAAAGCTCTAAGTTCAATATCGTTATAAGTAGTTTTGCCATAAATACTAACAACAAAATTTTGCGCCCCTAGGCCAGCACCTGCTGCGTATACTCGCGCATTTGCCGCATCAGCAGTAAGAGTGTAAGTATCATCCCCATTATCTACAATCGAAGCATTTACAGTTGACCATGTAGTTACATCTTCAGAATCAGCTAATAAATTCTCAACTCTACGCTGCCCTTGAAACCTCACCTCACCACTTAATACATTGCGAATAACACCTTCATGGTCTTCAACGGTTGCAGTTGTAGCACGCGCAAATGTACCTTGATCACCAGTAATACCTAATAAAGATGACTTAGCTAACTTAAATGGGAGAGCAGGAGCCTTACCATAAACATTATTACCAGAATCACCATAAGAATTATTCTCATATACTGTACCCTGGCTACGTAAACCATTTAATCCATAAACATTATTCATATGATTACCTATTAATCTTGAATGGCTTTAACTAAAACGGTTACAGTACCTGATCCTGCATAAGTATCAATATCTGCACTCATAAAATCTACACCCATACCATTTAGAAAGAATAGTTGACCTTCCGCAATAATATCCCGGGTAACCATATTATTTAGCCCATCATTAGATAAGCCTCCATTAATGGAAATGGTAAGTGCAGTAACTGTACCTTCAATATGTACATCTACAGTGTAGCGCTTTGCGTTATCACAAGCTTGTCCCTTGCCTGTAGCAGTTGCACTCTTATCGACAAGTAATCTATTTAATTGGTGACTCATGGTTGTTCCTCTTTATTTAATATCTAGTTGTTTAAGAAAATACTTTTAAATATAAGTTTACCCTAACACACCAGGTACTCTTAAATATAAGTTTACTATAGCTGAGATAGCAACACCGGCTGTAGAAATCCCTGCAACCCAAGCCAATACTTTCGTCTCAAAGACTCTTAGTGCTGATGTATTATCACTCATTTTAACCACATACTCTTCTAACGTATCATAAATACGGTCAAAGTGTACTTTATCTTCTTTCTTATGGTCTTCAAATTCTTTATTTGATACCTTTTGTAATGTTTGTATCTTTGCCAGCTCTACCAGGAGCGTGGTCATATCATTTTGGGCCATTGTTGTACACTCTACTTTTTTAGTCATTGTTAATTCCTATATCCCTTAAAAACATTGCCCAAGGGAATCCTTCTCCTGGATCTACTTTACGTTCTGGTGAGATATCACTATGTCGTAAGACTTCAGTAATACCCCAATGTTTCATCCAGAACTTAACTTGCTCTACACCTACTTCATACTGTTGTGCCGTTATATATGGAGTACGTATAGTATTAAGAAACGTACCATATGTGTGTACTCCTGCTACAAGAAACTCTAGCCCTAAAGTATCTGTATTATGTCCTAAAGCATGGTAAGCTCCTTCAATATCTCCTCGACATCGGTAGTTAGTACCATCTGGAGCTATTATAGCATGGGCAGATAAGCCAATACTAGCTAAATACTGGACAGCATGGTTCTCTGGCCCAGGTGCTCCAATATACTCCCCCATCGCATGAATTATAATCCTCTTAGGAGTTTGTGATGATGCTCCATCTGGAAGAGGGGTAATTAGCTGTTTCATTATAACTCTGCTTTACGTGCTGCTTTAGCTTGAGCAAGTAATGCTATAGCATTTGCAGGACTTATTGCTTTTAATACAGCAATAAGCGCAGGTGTAAATTCAGCTTCAATTTGTGTATCCTTTTCAGCATCAATAGCTATATTGAGTTCCCCTTGTGTAGCAGGACGAAGACCATCTTCTGTATCATTTAATCTTTCATTATTCATGTCAGGCATAAGACTAACAAATAATTGAATATGAGTAGTTGGATTATGGTCAATGTCATCCCATCGAGAAAAACTTTCAATTTTCTTAGTTGCCTTGTTACATAGTACTTTCATTATATCTGCCCTCTCTCAACTTTCCAGCCAACTGTTTTCATGTAGAAATTTCCCTGAGTAGTATTCGCTCTTGTGCTTATCTGACTTAATAAATTAGTTAGTATTCCCATCTGAATCCCACCGCCCTCACCACTTGATGTAGTGTGATAAAGTGTTCCTGTCCCATTATCGGTAGTAACCGCAGCATCAGCTGCGTATGGTGAATAAATTCTCCAATATGTAGGGCCAACAGTAGTGTCCTGCATACTTATCTCTATTCTTGCTAAACATGAAATTCCAAGAGGCGTGACTCCTGTTCGTTCCACCCTTGATGTTGCCAATGTACCTGAATAAAATAACTGTGGAAGATCCAATACAATTTCATCACCAATTTGTGTAAATCCTAAAATATTGTTAGATCCATCAGTTAAGACGGAACCAATCCATTTATAAGCAGTATAACCTGCAGGAATATTTGCAGCTGTAATAGATGTATCGAAGCCTACATCTATGCTTCCATCACTGTCTTTTTCAATAAGAAAAACATGATACCAAGTATCAATTGCAACAGTACCAGAAAACAATCCACCTACATTTGTACCTGGATTAAAAGCCCCATCAAGCTTTTTAGTTAACCCAGATGATAAACTCATAGTAGTAGTGTCTGCTAAATCTCGTGCAGTACCTGAGGATATATCAATATCCTTATTACTATCAGTTACATTATTTGAAAGGGTTAACCCAAAAATAAGTCCTTTGAAACTTAGTTGAGGAATGATATCTGCAGGTATATCTGCTAATTCTCTACTAGAGCCCATTATACTATTACTCCCTTTAACTCATTGATGTTTACCGCATCTTCAATCGCGGTTTGTAAAGCACTATCAGCAGCACGTATTGTAACCCTGGCTGTTTCAGCAGCTGCTCGTTCACTATCTTGAGCAGGAATATTTAAAGCAATCACAGCATCATGTGGTGCGAAGTCAATAGCACGTTTTGTTCTACGCAATTCATGTGCTTCTACTTTAGCTTTGGCCATATCATACCCAAGAACACCGTTAGTGAGATTCCAAGCACCACGATATTGTTTATCGTCAGGTGCTTGTACTTCCCAGTATGGGGTGTTAGGTATGCCGGTGACAATATCAACTGATTCAGGATACATACATGCGGCAACAATTGTCTGACCATCTATTATAGTTTCAAATACAATCATAGTATTTTCTTACCTCCGAAGATTAAAACACTCATACGAACAGATGCCTCTTCTGCGCTACCTGCGTTAAAGCCTATTACGTCTACAGAATTTAATTTAAGTGCATCAGCCGCCTCTCTCATGTTAATAAAAGTGGCGTTATTACCATTAGCTCCTGAGATGATATAAGAAATATTATCCATTGGGGTTTCAAATACTAACCTAAATGTAGCTGTGCCTAAATCAACAATATCTTTAATATTAAAAGATGATTTTATTAATGGTGGATTAACTGTGCCATCAAAAAACACCCACGCTGTAGCAAACTGTAATCCGTTAGCTTCACCATGAACAGTTAATTTCTCATGCACTGTTAAATTACTGACTTCCTGTTCTGCTATTGGGTAGTTAATAATGCTTTGATTTAAAATATCACCATCACTATCAGTTTTAAACTCACCTAAGTACAAGCGTTCGATTGCTGTATCGGATGAGTTATACATTTTTGCATCTTCGATTAAATAATACTCGGCTGCTATAACCGTGTTGAATTCTAATTCTGCAATAATTGTATAAGTTGCTCCACCATTATTAGCTGTTGTGTTTATCCTATGATAAAGATATGCAGTTGTATTAGCAGAAGTGTCTTGTAAGTCACCCCATAAACTTGTGCCGTTGCTTGCTGCTGCATTATAGCCGCCTGCTGTATATGTTGAATCAATAGCCGTCCAATTTAAACCGTCATTAGAACCTTCAATAGTAAAATTTTCTGGGGTGTAAGTTACCCCACTGTATGATTCGTTCATTCTCCAAGATTTTAGAATACGCGGTTCAGTGTGTTTATACTGTAACCAAGAAGTTGTAGGTGAAGAAACTTGCCATTGATTTTCAGGCACATTATATATAGTTACTTTATTAAACGCTTTAAACGCATTTGTTGTAGCACCAAATTCACCACTAGATAACGCAACACCACTATCACTTTCATAATCAAAATGTTTTGATGTTGTTCTTAACGTCTGATCGCTTGGAGAGACAACACCATACTTATCAGCATCATCACGGGTAATACCGGATAAAGGTCTAACCTCGCTTACACCTAATGTCCCTGTTTTATCAGTATAAATAAAGTAATGTTTATCCTCGTGACCTGCGCCATAAGCCTCTGTAATACCAGCACCAAATTGATATTGGGTATCAACCTGACCTTTAGAGTTAAAACCATTTGCAAGCGAGATTAATGTATCTTCAGCAACAGATAATGTATCTGCGTTTGTTGCGTATGGATAATCCGCTACTGCTTTTGTAGAGTCGACTGAAGTTTCTGGAAATGCCATAAAGATGTATTCATGATTTAAAGCGTTTGTCCAAGCATCAGCACCTTCAACTTTAAAGCCATTGGCATCAGAACTAATACCTAAGTCTGTGGCTTCAGCGTTTGATATGTCTGCATATAGTTCTTCATTATCACCACGAATGGTGTCTACTATAGTCCAGTTACCAGCGGCAGATAAGACTTTCACCATCACAAACGCTGCCTTAAACGCATCACCACCAAGTACTTCTGTACTTACAAAATTACCTGCTGCACCTGTACCAATGTATTTTCCGATTTTACATACGCCTGATTTAGAGGCGAAGTTGTACATGATGTAATTATCGGCAGAAGTATTAAAAGCAGCGTCAGTATCAATAGAAATGGTTGTATCTGAGATTATAGTGTCTCTTGTTGTACTTGCCGCTAGTGCCGCAGTTGTATTTAAAAATAAATATTCATCATTATCAAATAAATTACTTTTTACTAACCAGCCAACTGCTGAGTCTCTTGTTTTAAAAATACTAAATTCTGGGTCTACTGGAAGATAGTGTGGTATCTCATGTCCATCAACACCATCTCCAAGATATGAAATTATAGAAAAATTTAGATCAGGGTTATAATGAGCCGTGTATGCTTTATTTCTGTTTGTTAAGCCTGTGTCTATTTTAGTAGTTTGGAAAGACCATGCAATATAATCTTCTGTATTCGTGTTAACTTTAACATCTGCACCCACCGTGAAGCCTGTAGTATCAAATGATAATAAAGTATCGGCATCCGTTACTTCTGCTGCTGTGCTGTCAGAAGAAAGTCTGATCGTTGCACCACGTACAGAGTCAGTTAATATATGTCCGTCAGCCGCGTCTCTATTTTTAATCCAGACTAAACCACCAAAGTCACCAGTGGACATATCCAAGCCATTAGCAATAGGCAGAGAGGCTGTGCCATCACCCGTATAAATAGTTGAACTCATGCCGCTTCGTGTTGAAGTACCCTGACTTAGTGGATCTTGGTTCTGTACTTTATTACGTGCAACTACGTTAGAGAACTTGGAGTCAGCTTGTGCAATTGTATATGTATCCGGGACCTCAAAGGTACCAAATACAAGCACTTTCAATAAATCTCCAGCAGTAGTACCTGCAGAAAGAGTGATAGTAGTACCATCAGTAGCAGTGTAGTCATCAGGATCAAGCCAAATACCATTATAAGTTACCTGGATGAACCCTGGGTCATATGATAAAAGTAGAGCATTATCATCTGTATTTGTGAATACTGTTTGGTCTGTAGTACAAGTATACTCATAAAATGATACTGTTTTACTAGTAGCTATATTTACCCACTCACTTCCTGCAGAATTCCAGGCTTTCATTGCTAATGTAACAGAATTCCAATACAAGGCACCATCCAATAAAGCATTACCATCATTATCTAATGTAGGCTCTACAGCTTTGGGTCCTAAATACCTATCATCAAAACTATCGTACACAGCCTCTGTAGCAGTTTGTGCCGCTTGGGCAGCTGATACAGAATTACCAGTTGTGACTACATCCGCGTTGGTACTGACCACATCTTCACCAGTAGAAATAACATCAGCGTGTGTAAGAACAACATCAGCGTTAGTTAAGTCAACATCTTCACCAGTTGATACTACATCTTCAGCAGTTGTGACTACATCTGCATGAGTAGAGACTACATCTGCATTAGTAAGAACAACATTTGCAGCACTATCTTCTTTAGCTGTTGCAACTTCATCTATGGTACCGTCACTAATAGCATCAGCTACGATTTTGACTGTATCATACTCAGTATTAATATGTGCTTCTACTTCTGCTTTACTCGTATATGTTTGAGGTTTTTGCATAATTTTTATACCCAGCCATTGTTGGAAAAGCGTTGATTTGTATGGACTTCTTTAATAAGAGCCCCCGTATCACTTATTAATTTGACTGCTGCCAAATAATTAGAGTGATAAATATTACCGGTATTAGTTTCACCAGTACTGATAGGTGTGTATAACTTCCAGGCGACATATGCAGTAATGGCATCTAGGAAATGATAAGGAATTGGTACTTCAACATCAGCTGGTTCAAGTATAGCTGGACTAATAATATCAGGGGCTGCTTTATAGATTAGTGATAATATATTTTCAGCCACAGCGTATGGTACTTGTAGTTCTGTAGGTGAAGGGGTAAATACTGATAATTCATGATTTAAGTTATTTAAAGGGACTTCGTCCCCTAACTCATCGTATACACCATCTATACTAATAATATTATCAGTAAACTTATGTACAGTAGTACCATCGATTATGTATTTTACAGGTTCAGAAGACGCAGTATTACTTTCAGCAAAATCTGATGTAAGATTATATACAACTACCCCTTCTTGTAACTGTAACGTAAGTTCCCGGGTCATCAAAGCAAACCGGGTATATAAATCAAGTAATGCCCCATTAGTTAGGACAATTAGTTGTGGGTAGCTGGGAAGATTAACGGCACCTTGCTCGATGCCGCCAATGGATAGTTGGGTGAGAGTATCGTTCGTTAACCTCTCAAAAATCAGCGAAAGCTTCATAGTCTAATCCTATTATGTTAGTAAGCCCCATTATACACAACTTAATTAGACTATACTAGATATGATTCTACTGAGGATGAAACTTCTTTATCTTCTTCATCCCAGAGAGGATCGGTCATATGCTCAATCTCAGCCTCTGCAGGTTTGAATGTAGTAAGGGAAGCCAACATAGATATCGTATCACAGCAATCATCATGCTTGGATTTGAATTCTGCACGAGTAACTAAAGTTAACTCATCCATAAACTCAACAATTCGTGGGTCCATCTTCAATTCTTCCGGGAACCACATCTGATGAGTCTTGAACATCGGAACCATTATGTTAAATCGTTCAATCTTCTGCGTACTAGGGCGAATACCAGGTCTTTTGCCATTATTATCTGATGCCAGGTTGAAATAGACGTTCTTTTCAATCATTTTATCAGTAATCCAAGGAATAAACCCTCCTTGTTGACCAGATACTTCTATTCCCACCGCCATGGGCTTATATATTTGAGCTAATCGAAACAAATCATCAATATTCTTGTCCATCAACTGCTTTTTAACTACTCCATCAACCCAATACCAGTCACCTTTGTTATTTAAGGCCCATACTGAGATAACACTGTAATCTGCTGCAGTCTTATCACTGGTTGCAAAGTCAGTAGTAATGTAAAAGTTAAATAGGTGGCGATTCTTGATCAAATTCTTACGCCTATACCAACTAATATCAGAATCGTGGATCAGCCGGTCCTCATCACTCATGATACGTAGCATTAATTCCTGGTTAAAGGATGCAAGTTTACCTTGACGAAGAGCCTTCTTATATTTCTTCATTACATAGTCGTAATCAAATCGATCTTCCCAACTTCCACGGAATTCTTCCCGGGTACAGGGGAATTTCTCACATACTGGATATACATTTACTCGCCAGGCACCAGATTCAACTGCTTTATACAGTGGATCACGCGCATTAAAGGGCGTACCACTCCATATAATCTTACTTCTCTTAGGATGGAGAGCAAATTCCAAGGCTTTTGTTACGGTATCTTCCACACTAGCAATTACAGTGGGAGAGCGTGCATCTTCATCACTAATTAAATCATCAAGAAGAGCTAATACAGGTCGACTACCATTTTCACGAGTACCACGAACACCGGTCTTAGCACCATACCCAGAAACTACGAAAGAGTTAGCTGCTTTATTGATAAATTCCCACCGTACATCAGTAAAACGGGTACTAGGAATATACTCTTGTAAGAATTCAGAATTATACCACCGGTATTCAAGTGATTTACGCATCTTCTTAACACCATTCTCAATACTATCAGAGACATATAGTGCGTAAGGTACTTTACCAAATATAGGTAAACGCCCATAAACTCCAATATACAGAATTAGGTATTCTTTTAGTGTGGACTTAGCAATACCACGATGACACATGTTTATTAAATCTAAACCTTCTTCGTCATCCTCCACAAAACCATCAACCATATGATAATGGACAACCGGGGTCTTATTCTCAGACTCACCACCATCTACCATCTTAATAAAGTTGACAAATTCCAAGGCAAACTCGCTTGGAACGTAATCCGGGTCTACTTCATAACTAATCTCATTCAGATACTGAGTAACGGTTTTATACGTTTGCTCATCATCCTCATCAAATTCATTAATTGACATCTTTTACCTCTACAGCTTCACCCTGGATGATACTACTATGGGCCACATCATGTGCAGTCATATCACCACGATTAATTGCAGCTTGTTGCTGCTTGGCCAGGGCCAAGGTAGCTTCACGTAACATATCAATAGATTTATCTTGCTTCACGCCAATATCAAGTTCGATCTTATTAACTTCAGGCATCTTAAGATGAGTTAACAGTGAATTAGCAGCATCTGACTGTACTTTCTCACTATTAGCATGGGTCATCAGGTACGCCTGGCGGTTGAGAGCTTTCTGATACATATCAGCATTCAGAATATGGCTTGGGACTAGTGTCTGCTCAAATACCTTAACAACCAACTTGGTCTTATTGTATGCAGCAACATAACTGGATAATATCTTACCAATAGCTTCTGGTTCTAAGTGTTTGTTTTCATTAACAACACGTTGATAACGGACAGGAAATGTTTTGGTATAAGCTTCTACATTTGAACTACCCATTAACTTATGAGAGACATAACGCACAGCATCAATATAAGATTGGATCTTATACTTACCATCTTGCATTACATTGGTGTAGCTTAGTAAATTATCCCGGTAATTATCACGAATGCCTGGATCACTTATGACACCATTGATATTCTTGATCATTTCAGGGGTTAATTTCGCTTTAACCTGTTTAGGAAGTACACGATGGAACTGCTCAATAGTCAGTTGTTCATCTGTATACGTTGTAGCTGGAAGTGTGGACATAGTGACCCTCTATCTGTAAAAGAATCATTATAGCATTAAGGGTAGGTATAGTACAAGTGTAGCCACAAGGGGGTAGCGTCAGCGTACCCCGAAGTGGCTCAATATTTATTCAATGTATTTAAGAGGTTTCCGGCGAAGTTCATTAACTGCTTTACTATCATCTTTGGATCGCACTGCAGTAGTTTTACCTTTAAATTTAGGGTCAATCTTACGTACGGCTTTAGAACCTCCGGATGTTGCAGTAGAGTCCCCCTTACCATAGTGAGTTAAGGACTTTAATGTACGAGTATCCTTCTTCAACTTTTTAGCACCAGCTTTGTATGCATCAATATCCTTCTGCTCTAGTTGAGCTGAAGTTAATACAGTGCGTTTACGTGCTTTCTTATCACCTGCTGGGACTTTACCCTCAGCTCGTGCCTGTTTTCGTGCTTGTTCTTTTTGCCATTCGGTAGCCATACTAACTCCTATTAGTTTTTGGTTTGCTCACGCGTGAATAGTTCCATTTTGTCATAGATTACATAAACTTCTACTTGTCCATTCTGCAGCATTTCTTCAGAATCAACAACACCGTCATCTAATACTAAAACTCTTACTTCTTTGTCTTCGGGACATAATGCCTCGATTGTTACTCTTGATGTCATAATGACCTCTTTATTGGTGGTTGTCCTAGGGATCGAACCTAGACTGCCCGAAGGAACGGATTTACAGTCCGCACACGATCCATACGTGTCTATACAACCAGTAAATGGCAGGGATGGTAGGTATCGAGCCCACTCATGTCGGGATCAAAGCCCGATGCGTTCCCATTTTCGCCACATCCCTTAAAATTGGTAGCGCGGGTCGGATTTGAACCGACGTTGAACTTTCGTTCCGGGGTTATGAGCCCCGTGAGACAACCAGACTTCTCGACTGCGCTATAATTGGTCCGAGCGGTAGGATTTGAACCTACGTATTCCTGGCTCCAGACCAGGACGATGACCAAGCTTTCGTTACACCCGGAAATAACCTCTCTGGTACGCTTAATAGAACTTGTTGTGTATCCACTATTCTATCTTTTCAGGCATCGCGCCATAGCGTGAGAGGTGTTGTTTGGCTCAGTTTGCGTGGTGCCATCACGAGACTAATATCACCACCTTCATACGTAAGTACTAGTTAATGTATCTAATCTAATTCCCAGGATACTCGGCAAGAACCCACTGGAAGGTACCGAAATAACTTACCCCACAAATTCAATAAGAGTAAGCAGTTGCCTTATTAAATCCCATTTTACACGTTACTTCTCTTTAGTGCAAGATTTCTTCTTTCTTAACTTGTTATGTATGTACATTGAACTAACTATACCTACAGCCCCTCCAATACCCATATATACCCAATCCCAAGTATCAGCAGCTACAACTTCACGGTAGATTGTGAATTGTGACATAGAAATAAGAAATGAGGTAAATATAGCTCCCCAGTACTTGTCATGCATTACATTCTTTTGCTGGAACCCTAGCAAGAAGACGGATATAAATGCTATAAAACCTAGTATCATGAGCCACTCAATATATTTATCATGGTACCAATAAAAAATAGTACAGATCCGAGTAAATAACAAAAATTAGCTATCATCAGTAAGTCCCCAACAATCTTTCCAGGGAAACAAACTCAACATCATGATCCAAATAATCATATCGATTAATAAATGGCTTCAAATGGAGGAACCCGCGTATCTCAGTATTATTGGCTCCACGGTACGCTTCATCATGCATATAGAAACTGCCGGCACACACACCAAAGTGAGGCTTACCTTGCAAATTCTGTCTACGAGCATACTGGAACTGTTGTTGATGGCCATGGACGAATGAATGGGGGAATTTATTCATCTTATTTTCAACACCACCACCTACAGGTCGCCCTGAAGCTGGATTTGGCATAAAATGGTTAAAACAAATATCACCAATCCACAATGGATCAAGAAATTGATGAACCGTCCACCCTAATCTAGTGATCATTGACTCTAAATCAATCAATCCTAATAGATGAGTGTTGGCTCCTACCATCCGCATCAGTCTATTCTCATGGTTACCCATGATAAAGTCCAATGTAGGGGCATATTTCTTCTTTTTCTCAATACGATTACGTGATTCAATATAATCAGTAATAATCTTAAGGGCTTTCTGCCCAGAACGTAAGTCATCAACTAATCTACGTCCTTCTTTCTCTTCCTGAGTTGCATAAAAACTAAGGGATTCAAAATCCCAATGATCACCTATATGCACAATATGTGCAGGCTTATGTTTCCAGATATACCTGGCCAAGGCTTCAATATGCTCAAGAGGAGCATCTTTAGTTACTTGGGTATCTGCAATAATAAGTATATCCCCCGCAGGGGTAATACTTAGTTTTCCGGTTGGAGAAATATTCATTCTATTTCCTTAACAAATTATAGTTGGTCTACTTAAATGATCAAAATCTTGAATCTGACCAGGTAAATGGGGTTTAGGCCACCCTAAAGGTTCTGGCCATTCAACCTTACTTAAGTCAGGTACTAATGTATCTAACTCAGAAGTGACCTTATTAAACACTAAAGCAAGATGTTCTTTAATCATCTTGGTTTGTGCTGGTGTGATCTCCGTAGCCCCAGTGAGTTCAAAAAACCCCTGGAGCCAAAGACAAAAATCACGATCTGGCATTACTTAATGACCTTACTAAGTAAACGTAGTTCTTGATCAGAGATATCACCTTCTACTTCAAATGAAGTTGGGCGCTCACCTTGATCATTACATACCTTACGTAAAACTAATTGTAAATCAGCATCTACATCAAATGAGATAACTTCTTCATCAGCAAACTCTAAACTAACAATAGGGAGGGATACTACTGCTTCAGATACGCTATCAGAAGTTACTTCTGAATCAGAATCTGAATCCGCTGGCGCTACTTCAGATTCTGATTCAGAACTAATTTCTGATACCTCCTCAGCATTAGCATTCCCCTTAGCTTCGCTAGTATCTTTCAACGTGCCATCCTTGTTTAAGGTTTTATCAATTTCTTTGAATACTTGCTCTACCTCTGCAAGTTCTACTTCTACTCCTTTAACAGTAACTTCAACTGATTTATCTGCACCTGGTTTAGCAGGATCAACCTTAACTTCTACTTCTTCACTCTTCTTACTTTTACTCATATTATTCTTCCTTAATTATCTTGTATTAATCGAATAGACCGAACTGCGCCTAAATCTATAAATGTAACTGTTTTTATCTTGATACCAAAGTCTCTCAACTTCTTTCGTACCAAAGGTAATACAGCATCTTGTACTTCAAAAATATCTACATAATTAGTCTGTGATACCTTCTCTTGGATCTCTCCCATTGTGATATCAGCCAAAACTTCCTCACTATCATACATGTTTAAAAGGTATTTAGCAATATCAGTAATACTATATGCAACAATAGCACTAATCACAATTGACCTATCATCATAGGTTGTAAGTGTTTGTGCACTCAGGCTAAGAGTTGTAAGAACAACTGTCTCAGTCTCATAAGATTCTATAAAAGGAATCTTCCAACACAACCCAGGAAGAGCCAATCTCTTATATATACCAAACCGTTTAATAATACCTAACTCAGTTTGATCGACAATAAATACCGGAGAGATTTGATCCAATGCATCTACAATAAAGTCAAATAGCTTCTCGAATATTATCATCCGTCTATTTGCTGCTTCAAGCTAGATAAAGCATCCTGGAACTTCTCATTCATAATGTACCATTCATCCATCAGGACCTCATGGTCTGTAAAGGTAAACTGTTGGCCATATACAGTGGGGCGGAGTCCTCGATCCATATTAAGGGGCAGCATCACTTTAATCTGGATCAAGTAGATTCCATCACTCTCACTACAATTAATAGTACATTCATACCCTAGTAGCTTACGTGCTTGTTTCAAAGCATCAATTATATCAAATTTCATTTCTTACGCTCCTACACAGGTCTTAACTTCCCAGACCTTCTTTATTTTATTATAGTCCCATACTTGTTCAACAAGCATATGAACCTTACTCTTTTCCACATGATACATAATGTTATTCTTACATACCATAGTTTCTGTTACATCATATGCTGGAGGTTCAGGTATAATTTCCTTAGGAGCTGCCATTAAGTTAGTGACCACTAACATTAGTAAACCTATTAATAATTTTTTCATTCTTCTTCCTCGTTAGTAAGCACTACCATATTTGAGCCAAGTAGCTCAAAGGTATTTGTTATTGTTGGTTCGATTGGTTCTACATATTTCATTGCCAGGGTATCTTTCCTCTTAATTTCCATCTCGAGGATTATCTCCTCGTTGGTGAAGTTCACGCAATCTTATTGATATAATTGTTTACAGATATTAGTTGTAAATTTATCTCATGGGTATGTTCCCTTGCCGCTCTTACCTGATAGAAGATTTGGCGTAATTCATTCTGAATGAAGCTTAGCCCTACTAATAATATAATTGTTATTATATATTCCATATTATTCCTTATTTAGTGTATAGGGGTAGTATAGTAGTATAGAGAGGTTAGTGTCTACTATTTTTAATTGTACTACCAGGTTATTATAACTTACGTTACCAGGTTATTGTAGCGAAACTATATATACATGGCCAAAGTATGTAGAAGTGGCATTATATATGTGGAATGTCGGAAAGTATGTGGGTTTTCGATATAGTGGATTTCTTATGTCGAATAATAATATATAATTTTTTTCAGGTTTTTTGGAATTTTGTAATTTAGGGACGATGGCAGTACTATTAGGCAAAGCCGGTCAAAACCGAAGCACCCCCCGGTAGCTTCATCATTAACTATCTTTTAATCATTACCTCATCCTTATACATACACACACAAGATCAAGATCATTCTTTGCAACATGAATATTCAATTCAACTAACTCAACCTGAACAGGAGCACTACCTTATGAACATAATCATGGGCGACGAGTCATTCGTCAACACTGTACTAACACAAGCAGCAGAGTTCATCTGTACCACACTCGAAACCGCTAACGAAACTGTACAACTAGCACAACGAGAAGTCCGTGCACTCGAAGAAGCACAAGAAATCCGTCTCGACGAAGTCCGTGACGAACGTCAAGTCCTCAAAGCCGAACGAGATCAAAAGAAGATCGACGCTGGCACCCATCACTGGGAAGACGACAAACTAGTCCGTACTACCAAAGACTAAGACCACGCTCCCTTCGGGGAGCTAACCCTTAAACCGTAGATAATTGGTACTACCTACCACACCTCCTGAGCAGGTATCTGCGAAGGTGGGGAGATAATTGGTGTATTGCACTGCATTCACCCTCAAACTCTCCCAATCACCTCCTAAATCAACCTCACCTAATTACTACACCTTGTCTATATATTTATAGATAACCACCTAACTAAACTTACCCTAAAGGACACTATTATGCGTACTCAACACACTAAAGACCTCGCTAAACGCTTAACTAAGCAGTGGCATAACTGGGTAGACTTAGCTAATTCCATCGATCAAGATGAAGTTGATAACTTCATGGCTAACGTACTCTATGAAACTGATGCTGAATTAACCACTACACGCGGTGATAACTTCTTTACCATTACCTCAAGAGAAGATGTCACCCACTACTTCTGTTACTTACCTGATCTATGTGAATGGGAATGCTACGTAAAATAACAATATGGACTCTTCGGAGTCCTATTCTTTTATCAAAGAAAGAAAATCAAAAGCATTCTTTACAACATGATGGAATGGGTAGAGGTAAGTTTACTTATTTACATTAACAGGTAAAACATCCTCTATCTACTATAACTAACCTTGGAGAATACACAATGGAAGATACAATTGGAACAATATCAGAACATAAAGTAATGAGATCAGCTGCAGGTCATTATATAGGCCAATCCTACTTCGATACTGAAATAGGTTGTGATTGCCCTTATGATCGTCATAGTGGCTACTACTCATCTCATGAGGCTGCACAGACAGCACTCGACAACAACACTTACTTCCGTTAGGAGAAACATCATGAACATCAAACAACTACGTAAAGAATTAAACGAAGAACGCTGTACTCCTAATACTGTCCAGAACTGGGCAATGCTATTAATCTGTACTGGCGGTCTATGTATACTTGGAGTACAGCAGTACTTCTTAGTAATCGAACGTCTAGGCCACTTTGCTTGGTAGGAGAACTATTATGTCACGTTTACTAACTGCAACATCAAGCCCAGCACGATTTGAAGTACATCATGGAGTATTCCATAAAACAGCACTCAACGTAACAGTTGATGGTGTACATTTCTGTTCCCAAGTACAAGGTACTGGAACTTCATGGCATGAAGCTAACAAAGACTTCATTGCCGAGTGCAACGACTTAGGTATCTTCCTAAATCCTCGTATTGACTTATAGGAGAACACACTATGCGTAACAAACGTACAGATGAACTAGCAACAAGACTTAATATACAATGGCAAGAATCTACTGATAACATTGCTACATTCATCGCTGAGATCAAAGTCAACTGTAATGGACGTATGGTTGAATACTCTGATGATAACTCAGCTGGTGAAGTGCCTTACTTCATGCTATCTGGTGAAGAGCAAATCTACCACTTCTACTATGACAGTCCATCTATGACTTGGTACTGTAAAGCTTAACAATATCGACTCTACGGAGTCGATTAACTCCAAGGAGATAGGAATATGAAACGATTACTACGTTTAACTATCATCATCAGTCTAATTATGGTCATCTGGCCTCATGAGACTAAGCCTAAGCCTAAAACAGTATGTTGGGCACAAACTATACCTAATGTATCAATGTACCACAGAGCACCTTGTAAAGGGCTCGTAAAACGTATTGGAGAATTATGATGTCTATTAAATGTACTGAAGTAACCAGATCAGCTATGGTACATCTACATATTGCTGAACATGTAGATAACTCTACTGATACTCAATCATACATATCATTTAAACGATATTTACAACTACGTAAGCGCTCACTAACCTCAATGGGATGGAGATATCATTTATGACTATTACTCAATTACGTATTGATTTAGAACTTGTAGCTAAACGTAAAGCTACAGCTGATTTCTTTAATGATATTCATAGTAGTATGCTTAATCAACATTTAATCTATAAGATTAATAATGATAGACGTATATCTACTAAAAGAATGAATCTTATTACTGAAGAAGCACAAAAAGTTCAATTAGACTATTTAAATAAATACTATATTGAGGCATCACATTATGATCACACCACCTAAAGTACTACATGGTCTTGGTCTTAAACAATACTTTATTGGCCAAGCCTTTATTGATCCTCAACATGGTATTGTAACAATACTATCTCAATTATCACCTATGATGAAAACTAAAGCTGAAGTCTATTTAACTAATATGGAGAAATAACTATGAAATACACATTACCTGAACGTAATGCAATCATCGCTCGTATTGAAGAAGCAGAGAAACAACTCAATGCTGAAGTACGTACTGCAATCATAACTGCGCCTACATCTGATTTAGAAGCTATCCTAATGGATTTAGAAACAGCAGCTAAGCGTGTACTTGCTCAACAAGTGGTACCTTTCTAATGGACTTTATAATCAACAACTTAGCTGTACTTCTCGTACTTCTAGCTATAGTGGGTACATTAGGCTTCTATTGGTCTTGTAGACTTAGTTCTCTTCAGTCTTTCCAATATCAGATGTACAAGAAACACCATAACCCAATGGCTACTCGTAAGATGTGGCCTAAAGAAACTTGCCCACACTAAAATCAAAAGCAATCTTTAAAACCTGAATTAAACCAACAACTTGGAGTAAACTATGAACAAAACAACTAACCCTACCAACGCTAAAGTACTGTATGCACCTATAACTGCACTTCGTACTAAGTCAACTAAAGTAGTTGTAATACGAGCTAAGTCAAAGGCTTTCCTTGCAGTCAGTGCAGAGCGTACAGCGGAGCTGGTAGCGAATGCAACTGGCTTCCTACAACCTATCACTTTCAGTGATGGCGATGTAATGTACCAATAACATTATGAGCAGGGTAACTCCTGCTCTAATTCTCAACTGGAGATATAATTATGTCTAATCAAAATGCAGTAAAGCTTACACCCTCAACAATGAACTATGTTGAGTTATCATCTCAATATAATGTACTTATGAATAAATGTGAAGGACGTGATCCTACACCTGATGAAGAAACTAAACTTCTGAAAGTTATGGATATGTATGGGAAACTATTCGGAGTTAACCGGGTAACAGCATGCGAACAAATGCGTGAAGGAAATAACTTCTAATGAAAAAGCTACTATTAGTAATGGTTCTACTCGTGACCACGGGATGTACTGGAATATCTATTAACTTGTATGAGAATACAGGTGGATCTTGCAGTATATATAGTAAATAACAATATCAGGTAGTCGTCCTACACCACTCTCGCTGGCGCTTCGTGGTTCGGACTCTACCTGATTAACCGGAAGGAAGATAGATATGGATAAAGTAATAGATATTAGTGTTATACACTATGTGTGGGGAATCCCATTAATAGTATTCTTTGGATTACTATATGTATTAGTAACTAAAGATAGTAATAGAGAACTTGATGCAGCTACCGAATTAGGTAATATGCCTTAAGATCTTTGTGAACCAGCTCGCTATGTGACCAGCTTACAGCAAGAAATCACGAATAGCAACCACTAACATGGAAAAATTGAAAATAAAGGTAAAATAAAATGAAAACACTTGAAATAAATTTCAAACGTATTCCAAATAATTGTGATTATGTAGCTAAAGAAAATGGGGAATTACTTGAAGTATGCCCTTCAGGTATCGAGGACTATTTTAATATAAATAGTAAACAACCTATTACAGTCGTAATATCAACCAAAAAGACCAAAGACTCTTACAAAGTAAAAGTAAGTAGTAAAAATGATTGGTCTATAGGTGATATTACATTTTTAGATATAAAAGAACATTGCCCTAAAATTAATTATATATATGACAACTTACGAGAATACGTATATAAAGTACGTCCTGAGTTAAAAGATAGGGCTTTCTACGTTAGCGTATTACAATAACTTAACTTAAATAGGATAAATAAAATGAAATCATTAGCATTTATGGCAATACTAGTATTATTTGTAATAGGTAGTTGGATAGGTAATTTTGTTAAATTACTTGATTGTGACTTTCAATCAGATTACAAATGTGAAGTAGTTCATACCATCGGTATTGTACCGATGTTAGCCCCATTTACAGTCTGGGTAGATTCAGACGAACCTAAACTCTAACAGTATTTCACTTGGTTCAATTACCTATACCCTATTATAGGGTATATGGTAAAAACCTACTATACACTACCTATATTCTAACTCGAGGTAAAATCCATGGATAAATCTGATCATCAAGCTATCAAAGACAGTATTCAACCTGATAAATATACACGTCCAGTACCACTAACTAAAGGACAAATAGAAGCACATAGTGATGGTATTAAACATGACCTAATTGAATTAGGGGATTCATTTAGATACATCACATGTGATACTTGTGATATTAAATCAACATGTGTAGTAGCATTTGATATTTATAATACAGATGGCGACTGCCTTCTTAAATAACGGAGAATACCATGACATCAGTAAAAGATAAGATTGAACAACGTGCAATGAAACAAGCTCAAAAACGACGAACTCTTCATCATCACTTAAAGATCATGGAAAAGAATCTTGAAGAAGCTGAAGAAATGAAGCTACCAACTGTACCATTTCTGAAAGCAACATATACTTTACTTACAATGATGTTAAAAGATCAATTATGAATATATGGAAACGATTACACCCTAATGGGTGGAACCAACAGGCTAAATATGATGCATTCATGGCATGCTTTGCAGTATTCTTGGCTCTAACTTTATATATAACTATGGGGTAATTATGGACATAAATATAGCAGGCACAGAAACAGGACGATTTTATGCAGGGAGTAAGGATACTCACATCATATATGACTCACATCTACAGATTGTAGGGGACAGAGCACGTCATGAGAGCTTGAAAGCTGTTCAGAAAGGTGTATATCCTACATCTATAATAGTGACACCAGCAGTCTTACAACTATATCACGATAAGTATTATGTGGATTATACAGATAAGATAAGACAAGAATCTCCTAATGCTGTCTGGTATTTATTACCAGCCGGGACGTACGGAGCATCTAAAGGTCATCATTGTAATGGTATAAGATATGGGCTATCACCTAGTGATTACGCATCTTTACCACAAATTAAATCATTAACCGGAGAATAATTATGAAACAGATCCAAGCAAATCGATTAGTAGCACTAATGAATCTAATGCAAACAATTCCACCTAGAGCATTTGATATTGACCATTGGGCAGAGTTTGAAGAAGAGAAAGATAAACGGGGTAACAAATTAGTTGAACTCAAATGTGGTACAACCGCATGTGCAGTAGGCTGGGCAGCTTTATCAATACCATCATGGAAGAAAGCATTTAAATTCACTCGTAATGGTGAAATGCACTCAACACTTAAAGATGCTAATGGTTATACTCATGATAATGAATTCTCAGCCGTTGCACAATTCTTAGGTATTACCCTCGATGAAGCTGATTATATGTTTAGTAATGGAGGCTATACTGAAGAAGAAGAGAAATCTCCTCTTGGTTATGTAAACTTCAAAGTCACTAAGCCTATGTTGTTCGCTCACTGTAAGACAGTACTCGATAACTACGGGTACGTCTGGGCTTAAACCTACACAAGATCAAAGGCATTCTTTAAAATATCGAAAAAGTACTGGTTCCGTTAAATCGGCAGGGGTTGTGCCCTGATTCGTCCAGTTAAAGACCTCCTTGCACGGACGTAAGGGGGCACTAATTAATGAGAGATGGCGGAATTGGCAAACGCAGCAGTTAGCTGTCGTGAGGTACGGGTAGCTCCCGTTTAAAGATATAAGGCGGTATCACTCACACTTACAGGTTCGACTCCTGCTCTCTCAACCATATTCTCCTCACCGAGATAACATCTGGGATATTATAGATCCCCTAGAATCCTTTCAATAGGAGCACAAAGTCGCTTATTAGCGAAAGAAACTAAGTATAAAATATAGATTAACGTAACGCGTCTATATTGAGTACATAGTCACACAGCGGGGGCGTATGGTGTGACTAGTTTCAGTTCTACCCAAACCCAACCTTAAATTAACTTAATTAACTTAAATTACTGGAGTAATATATGCAAGATAACAACCCATTAGCAACAACAAACAAGAAACCATTTGTACCTAACAAAGGCTTTCAAATCTGGTCAGGTGATACATACGTTGGTTACGTAGTAATTGGTGAAAAGAACACACCAAAAGAAACTGTAGAAGCATTACAACAAGCAGATAATATGGCTGCTGTATTAGCTATGGCTGAATTACGTGCATTCAAACCTGCTGAAGATCGTGACACTACTAGTGTTATGGATATCATTGGCGCAGCTAAAGTTGCAGCTGGTGTTAAAGAAGAATTGGCAAAACAAGACCAAGAGTAATATCTTAAATATTGAGAGTGCAAATGCACTCTCTTTATTTTTTCCTTCACTAATTCAGGAGTTACACAATGCTATCAAGACAAGAAAAACAAGCCATTACAGAATTAGTCTATTCACGTAAGAATATACGTGGATTAGTTAAAGCAGATGTTAATCCAGAACATCCTATATTCTTAAGTATTGTTTCATTACTTAATAAATATAGACACCAAGCAGGAGGGGCATATCCATCTAAAGCTATTCGTATTAGATACCTTGATGGTAAATTTACAGATGAAGAGATAGCAACAGAATTACTGGCAGTACTATTGCCAATACAAGAAGTAAGTCCTATCCAATCATTAGCAAGCCAGATAGGCTTAGCACTGGGATACGACAACATACTTGATGGTGTTAAAACAGGGGCTGAACTTATCGCAGTGTGTGAACAGAGTGGTGCATATACCATCTATAAACATACAGACGAGTTGAATGAGACTGGAACGCTAAGTGTAAGGTCTAACTTCAAACTAGATGATAAGACAGCCGACTTAATAGCTAAGAAGAGATGGAGGATACTTAGGAGGATCCAGCTCATGTATATTAGGCACTATGAATCACCATGAAGGTAATCAATCGCTTGATGTATTAAATATATTACAACATATACCTTGGCAGTTAAATGAGATAGTAGATTATGTTGAGAAATCTAATAAAGATTTAGATACTCATGATAAACTAACTCAGTTCAATATGATGAAAGATCAATCTACAGTTGTTTACAATGAATTAATGGATTGTGGAAATCAATTCTATTTCACTTGGAAAAACGATAGTAGAGGTCGTATGTATTCGCAAGGATATCACTGCCATTTACAAGCCACTCAGTATAAGAAAGCTATACTGGATTTCTTTAAAGAAGAGTTAATTACAGGATAATATAATGCAAAATATAGATGAAGTATTAAATAGTAAATTTGATATAACAAGAATAGCTATATTAAGTACTATTACTATGCCAAAAAGACTTGGCCCACCTTTAATATATAATGGAGAAGAATTAGTTAAAGTAATGCAAAGAACGAGAAATACTATTAAACAATTAGAAGAATCATATGCTAAATTAAACGCTCTTAAACCTATTGAGGAATAATAATGCAACATTTCACCGGATTAGATTATTTAAAGATCGATATCGCTAATGCATTTGGTAAAGATAAAGAGTCATGGGGTGTACGATTAGCATGGACAAATCATAATATAAATGACCTTGAAGATCGTGTATCATTAGCTGATGAACCAATGTTATATCTTAAAGCAGTAGCTGCTCTTCGTAAGACTGAAGCTGGTATCCCATCAGGCCATGCCATGATGTTGGATGCCACAGCATCTGGATTACAGATAATGGCAGCATTATCAGGTTGTAAGAAAACGGCTGGTTACGTTAATATGATTGATACGGGTGATAGAGAGGATGTATACACATCTATGGTTGATGAAATGAACCTTATATTACCAACTCATGAATATGTAAATCGGAATGACATTAAGAAACCATTAATGACTCACTTCTATAATAAAATGTCGCAAGATACTTTAACAGATGCACAACAAAAAGCTTTCTATGATGTAATGTCAGGAGAATTCACAGGTGCTCAAGCAGTTATGGATTTGATTAACCAATACTGGGATGAGTATACTACAGAACATAAATGGACTTTACCTGATGGGCATGTAGCATGTGTGAAAGTAACTGAAATGGTAAATGCACGGATCCAAGTTGATGAATTAGCTAACACTACATTCACATATCGATTTGAAGCCAACATGCCATCTATCAAGAGCAGCTCATTAGTACCTAATGTGATACATAGTATTGATGCTTATATTGCTCGTGAGATGGTACGTATGGCCTATGTACAAGGATTTCAATTGGCTCATATACATGATGCATTTGCAGCACACCCTAATAATATGAATTTAGTTAGAATGAATTATAGACATATTATGGGAATGATTGCTGATAGTGATCTACTAGCTAATATCTTGACTGAATTAGCAGGGAGGCCACAATCAGTAAATAAGTTAAGTAATGATCTATCCAAAGACATTATGGACAGTGAATACATGTTGTCATGAGCATACTACGGAAAATTCTTCATTGGTATAATAATATAGGATACACACAAGGATCGTGTAAATTCTGCGGACTACGAATACAAGTATTAACTAAAGAAGTAAATTCTGGTAATACGGGTACATGTCCATCATGCAAACGTATATACTTTAAATAAGAAGGCGTGCATCCGCACGCTACTGTAAAAGTATTTGAATTATATGATTTGATTATTATATACATATACAAAAATATATACCCTCCTAGCGGAGGGTGTATTTTTTTTTTTAACTATATAAATATGGAGATAGAACATGTGGATTAGTAGTAAAGTATACAATAACATTGTAGAAAGTAACGCTAACTTGATCCAAAGAGTAGAATCTTTAGAAGAATCAAGAAACACCATGAAAAAAAGAATTGATACGTTAGCTTCAAGTGCCAGAGGAATAGAATATGGAGAAAGATATTTAACATATACTGGATTTGGCTTATCTATGCCAGAAAGAAAAACTAAATCTGTAAGTGATGTTATACACTATATTTTAAATTATCTAAAATTAGAAATAACAGAAACTAAAGCAACAGAAGCTATTGCAAACTTAACCAAAATTAAACCAATTAAATCTAAAAAGGAAACCAAAGATGTTTCAAAACCTAAAAAATACCATCATCAACCTATTAAAAGGTGAAGACGAACCTGTAGTCAATTTCATCCCTAATATGATGAAACGTGTACATGAAGATACCGATGGTAATCTCGCAACACGTATGAATCGTCAATTTATCCCATTAGGGGATTTACTGCCCCCTAAACCAAAGCAACCATTAAAAGTATGGGCAGGTGATAAGATTAAGAAATCTATCATTAAAGGCCAATGTGCTGGTAAACGTACTGAAGGTGTCGCTGGTGGAGCAATCCGTTTAGGTAAGCAAGAACGTATGCTTGATAAAATCCATGGTAATGTAGTATTGGAGGGGTTATGATTAAATTAACCTTGAAAGCAATAGGTATCCTATTATTTATTGGAGCAATTGGCTTAGGTTTTAAAGCTATATTCCTACCTGCTAATTTAGCAATAGAACGTATGGCTATTACTCACAGTTACCAATATAAAGCAGGTATGGAAAGCAGAGCTGCTATCTTACGTGCAAATATTATCGAAATCGACGCTATGCTAGATGCTGGTGTTGGTAACCCTAAAGCATTGAATGCACAACGACGTGGATTGAATGCACAATTAACCGCAACTTATAAATAAGGAATTAAACCAATGAACAAGAAATTTATTTTTACAGCTTTACTCGCATTAACTATGTTAACAGGTTGTGAGGAATCACAAACTCGTAAAGATAGTAAACAAGTAGCACAACAACAAGGCCAATATGCTAAAATCCAACCAGTACCTTACTATAATTGGAGCCTGGAACGTCATTTAATTACTGAATTATATAACGCACGTAACACTAAAGCCGCTACTCATTCAGTATGGCGCAGTAATACAGGTGTTATTGAAGGTGATTGCCCATCAATGGGCTTCAGCTTACCTTATGATACTAGTTTAACTAATCCATTAAAACGTGACCACAGTACCGCTGGTTCAGTTGTACTCGAACAAGCAGAACCTAATGGTATCTTTGCTAGTAAGAATACAGCAGCTACTTGGGTGCTATGCTTAGCAGATACTGGTGCAGTTGAACCTATTTATGTTGAAACTAAAGTAACGGTATACCCTTATACTTTAGATGTTAACTACTCAACGAACCGGGTAATACGTACTGGTGAATCATCAGTAGTAATTAATACTGGTCGTAAACGGTAGTAAAGAGGCTGGCTCTTATGCTCCTTATAACAGCATAGAGGGAACTCAGAGATAGTTATAGTGTAAGGTATCTCGTGGAGTCCGGAGCACATGTAAAGAGCTTGATGCAATGTACGCTGGATAGGTGGTATGCGTATTACGGTGGGTGAACCCGTTGACTATGAGGGGTGGAGCACGGTAGGGTGTACGCACCTGAGATGCTGTGAAACTAAGATTAGATCACCAAACTAATTTAAGGATCTGTAGCTCTAAATGGAAGAGCGGTGGATTCCAAATCCACTGGTTGGGGGTTCGATTCCCTCCAGGTCCGCCAATAATAGGGCTTATGGCCAAACTGGATAAGGCAAGGGATTTCTATTCCCTCGATTAGGGGTTCGAGTCCCTTTAAGCCCACCATATAGGAGGAAGTATGTGGATAGAACAACTAAACAGCTACTTCTCCGAACTACAACAAAGTAGTAAAGAACTTTCATGTCTTGAAGGAAACTTGAGTGTATACCTCGACATGACTAATTTTAAGGGATTGGCTCCAGGAGCATCCCAAGCAGCTAAGCAATATTTAGCATACGCTCCAGCTCGTATACTGGAATTAAAAATTAAACTTAACAATGGAAGGGTACCAATATGTCCGAACTACCAAAAACCACTAAAGCTCCTGGAAGTAAAGTTCCCGTCAAATCCTGGACACATGAGATAGAGGATAGTGCACAAGCACAACTAAATAATATCGCTAAGATGCCATTCATTCATAAACATGTAGCAGTAATGCCAGATGTTCACTGGGGCCTTGGAGCAACTATTGGCTCAGTAATTCCAACTCACAATGCCGTCATACCAGCAGCCGTTGGCGTAGACTTAGGCTGTGGGATGATGGCTGTAAAGACTTCATTAACAGCATCAGATTTA